TAATCGTCCTAGCCTTTGATGATGATGATGCAGGCCGTGCCGCAATGGGTCGCTCAAGCGACCTATTAGGTACTTTGACGCATTCTTTGTCATACCTATGGGGCAGCATCGGGGGGAAAGACCCCGGAGACGTGCCAGACGGGCAGGCCGTGCAAGGCCTGTCAGCACATCTGGCCGCCAACGGGTACAGCAAATACGCCCACTAACAAGGAGAAACCGTGAGTACCGACACCATCAGCGAAGAGCTGTACACGCAGGAAGAACTCGACGCCATCCGCTTGGAGATGGACCGCTGGGTGCAACTTGATGCCCAAATCAAATCCCTCGAGGCTGAACGCAAAGACATCACTCGGTGGATTGCCGACCGCGTCAAGCACACTGCCTTTTGGCAGCAGGGAACAGACGTCATGACCGTTACGGTCGTACGCCCCACAACAGCCGAAGTTGACTTGGATGCCCTTCAAGAGCTGGACCCCAAGGTGTACGAACTGGTGTCATCCACTAAGACGGTCGTTGACCGTGAAGCCCTCAATCAGTTGATTGAGTTTGGGATGTTTGGCCCAGGCAAACAGGCAGCCAAGGCGCTGTCCTACAAGTCCAGTTCGCCGAGCCTGCGGTTTAAGTCACGCAGCATAAACGCCCCTAGTGATGACAACTAGCAGCATTCGCGGGCTGCAAACCAAACTCGTTGGCGTATCGGTGTACGCCGACGCAGTCCGCGACCTCGAAATAGGCCAGCAACTGCTGGTCGAACACGAACCCGACAACGCGTACGACGCAAACGCGTTGAAGGTCACTAAAGAAAACGGAGACACCGTCGGCTACATCGCACGTGACGTAGCCAAACGCGTCATTGAGAAGGACACAGAACGGGCTTTCACAGCCCACGTCATCAACACGACAACACACGAAGGGGTAACAGTCGGAGGGTTCATTCAGTTCCCGACACAAGCCGGCTACCTCATTCCCGTCCAACAACACATCACACAGAAAGAAGATGACATGAGTAGGTTCACCATTCCTGACGAGGTAACAGAGCAGGGTGCTGGCGGCTGGGAGTCAGACCGTGCCAGCAGGGTGCGCGTCGTCCGACTCGCTGCAGGCAAGCCCATTACCGTCATTCCCCTGACGGACTACATGACGTCTTCTGCTGATGGCGGCTGGGCGTCCATTCGCGAGGTCAAGGCCTTTGGAGGCGTACGCATTGCCGGTGAGAAGGAGCCCGTAGATCTCCCCGGTCGACTTGTGGTGTTTCCCGTATCCGACTTCGTGATCGTTCGTGGTCGCGACGGATCAATGAAGCGCCAGTACGCAACTGATCCCCTTCTGCAGCGGCTTGCACCTAGCAAGTACGAGTGCATGAAGCCTTTCAAAGCACCAGATGACTGGGAGCCGCCCAAGCACACCAAGCCCAAGGATGTCACCTACGTCAATTGCATCTTCATTGAAGGACGGCTCAATGACGGTGACAAGGCAAAGTACGACCCCAAGCCAGGTGACCACATCCTTCTGGGAATGGCTACCTCGTGGTACGAGGACTGGAAGCGTCTCATGGTGCGCGACCGCAAGAAGAACAAGGACTATTCACCCGCTGGTCGACGGTGGACCTTGAAGATTTCCGGTTCATTCAAGGACGGAAACCTTGCTTTTGATGCCGATGACGAGATTGGCGAACCAATCCCGCTGCCCGATCCCATCAATCTTCATGACTGGGCAGAGAACAAGCGCGCCGAAGTCGAGGCTTGGGTCAACGCACTTGATGGGGTAACGGACATCATGTTCAACCCCCATCAGGCAGAACCCGAAGACGACGACGTCAGCGTCGAAGAAGACGACGAGGCCATCACCGAGTTCGAGGAAGCAGTGGCCTCCTCCGACAGTGGATCCGACGGTCACGACTGGAGCGAGGAAGTTCCTGCTCGTCTGAAGAAAATGCTCACAGCCATTGGGGTGAAGGTCGCCCCCACGGCAAAGAAGGACGAGCTCATCGCTTTGGCAACCGAGCACGAGGACGCGCTGCTGGAGTTTATGAACTCAGCCGCGGCCTAGCACACAAGCCGCAGGGGGCCGGACTGACCAACCGGCCCCCTGCACCATTTCTTGACACAAAGGAGATCGCGTGAGCGGCATGCCGTTCTGGAGTGTTCACACACACTCAATGTTCAGCGCAAAAGACGCATTACCCACCCCCAAGGCCATCGTTGATCGGGCAGTAGAACTCAATTACCCCGCCATTGGCCTCACTGACCACGGAACCCTTGGAGGAGCCGCACAGCTGTACAGAGAAGCACGCAAAGCCGGCATCGAACCGCTACCCGGCGTCGAGGCCTACGTTGCCTTCGACCGCAACACGCCACGCCCCTCCACCATGCACCTTGGAATGGTCGCCACCACCGAACAGGGATACAGAAACCTTGTCGCCCTTGTCAACGCATCACAAAGAAACTTCAAATACAAGCCCATCCTTGACCTCGCAGACCTAGCACAGGCAGCAGAAGACGGAGCCACTAAAGGCATCAGCGTCCTCACCGGCTGCTGGTTTGGTCTAGCCCCCACTCTTATGCGCTCTGGTGGAGACATGCGTGGCGTCAAGAACGTTGTCCAATCCCTTGCAGGCTGGTTCGGATCAGGGTGCTACGTCGAAATCCAAAACCACATGATTTACACAAACGATCATGACGACACCAAAGTGTCAATAGCCCTGCAAGCCGTGGCAGATTCATTAGGACTGCCCACAGTCATCACACAGGACTCGCACTACTGCCACGAAATCGACAAAGGCGCGCACGAAACAATGAAGCGCCTAGTCTCGTGGTCAGACGACCCTGACGATGCCGTGTTCCCTGGCGACGGCTACCACATGGTGGATTCAGCGTGGATGGAAGACCATCACATTCCCCGCGTATACAACTCAGGAATGGAAGGGCTCCAAGACCTTCTGAGCAAAGCCAAAGTGCGCATCAAGGAACTAGACACTTTCAAGGCAGCCATACCCGACGTCACGCCAGGTAAAGACCCTGACGACGAACTATTGCGACGCGCAGTCGATGCCATGACTGACTTGTCAATCAAAGGAAAGATTCCTAAGTCAAAGACAAAGGAATACAGCGACCGCATTGACGCAGAAATCGATGTCATTGCCGGAGCAGGATTCTCCGGATATTTGCTATTCACAGCCAAAGTCTGTGACTGGATTAGGAAGCAGAACATTGCCTACAACATTCGAGGATCAGCATCAGGATCGCTTCTGTGCTACCTGCTTGGTATCACAAGGCTTGACCCCATCACGTGGAAACTTCCATTCGAACGTTTCCTTTCAACCGATAGGGCGTCTATGCCTGACATCGATATCGACGTGGAAGATGCAAGGCGTGACGAAGTGCTGGCCATGCTTGACGAGCAGTACACCACGTACCGCATCGGAACATGGCTTGCCCTCGGACTGTCAGAAAAGGACGAGTCCAAGGGTTCATTAATTGTGCGGTGGAAGCAGCAGCAACGCCGCACAGGTGGGGATCCGCACGCCGAAATCCCCGAAGAAGAAATGCAAGAGCTGCGAGTTCTGTCATCCCACTCACCGTATTCAGGGGTGGGCGTGCATGCCGCAGGCGTAGTAGTAGCCCCCGACGAGTCCAGCCTGTCCGGGCTCCCACTGCAATGGGTGGCGTCCAGCAAAACAATGGTGTCGGCCTTTCCCATGAAAGATGTGGAGTCTATGGGGCTGGTCAAGCTTGATGTCTTGGGTCTGAAAACACTCACGGCGCTCACAACGATGAAAGCCCTGACTGGAGTTGACCCGTGGACTGTTCCTATGAACGACAAAAATGTGTTTCAAATGCTCAGCAAAGGGCAGGTCGAAGGCATTTTTCAGTTAGAAGGACCGGCATCTGCTCGAGGAATCAGGCAAATGAAGGTCACCAAAATGAGCGACATCATTGCCGCCGTAGCACTGTTCCGACCTGCCGCTATGAAGTCTGGCGCAACCGATGATTACATGGCACGCAAATCAGGTGACCAAGAAATTGTTCAACGCCACGACGTAATCATGGAACAGACGAAAGACACATACGGGGTCATGCTGTTTCAGGAGCAGGCCATGGACATCATGCGCAATTTTGGTCTACCCATTGCGTTCATTGAAAAGGCCAGAAAAGCAATCAAGGCGTCGAACAAGAACGTCGGTGATGCTTCGTCCGTTATGGCCGAGGTTATTTCCGAAGTAGAAAAGGCCGCTCAGGGTCTTTCTGACGCTGACCGTGCGTGGCTAGAAAACGCTTTGCTGGAGTTTGCGGGGTATTCGTTTAACCGCGCTCACGCCACCGCATACGGGCTAGTTGCTTACATCACGGGCTGGTTCAAGGTAAATCATCCTGTCGCGTTTTGGACAGGTCAGTTGAACGCCTACATCGGTGACGATCAGGAAGGCATCTATCTGTCTGCCGCACGTAGGCAAGGTGTGTCAATCAGACCGCCGGACATCAACAAATCAGGGCCGTTCTACACGGCCGACTTCCAATCCAACGCCATCAGAAAGGGCTTGACTAGCGTCAAAGGCGTTGGCATGAAGGCCGCGCTTGAGTTAGAAGAAAAGGCGCCATTTGCGTCACTGGCTGACCTCGCCAACAAAGTCAACGGCCGGGCAGTTACAGGATCCGCGTCACTTCGCAAAGGCCACTCCCCCGAAGCATGCGGCGGCGTTATTGCTGCCCTGGCGGAAGTTGGAGCTTTAAGCGACCTTGCCACTACGAAGGAGAAAGTTGCATGATCAAAAGCCAACGTGCCAAGACAGCGCACGACGCAGCCAATTGGCTAGTGCTAACCGCTCCACCGAACAGCGACACACAACTAGCCGCTGTGTGGGCAGGTCGCTTCGACATCCTGAAGCAGTACGCAGGCTACTTATCAGCCCAACAAATCGACACACACATCTCCCAAGCAAATGACCTTTTGCCTGGATTCTCTGATCGATACAAGGAGTTGAGCCAATGACTAGCAAGAAAAACGCCATCGCCGCATTAGCGCTTGAGCGCGGCACCGACAAGCCGGTTACAGCGTGGATCACTCAATACAAAAAAGAAGGCTCTCCCATGAATATGGACTGCCTTGAGATTGCTTATCAGGCCATGGTTCGCGACCTCACGTCAGGAAGCAGATCGGACGGCTCTCGCAGACTGCGCCCTTCCATGATTGGGAACCCCTGCTGGCGAGCCCAAGCAATGAGCTATTTAGGGGCGCCAACAGAAGACGACCCTGAGAGCCCGTATTTGGATGCAGCCAAGGCCGGAACGTTGTCGCATTACTGGTTCCAAGCCGAAGGCATGAGCGCCGGCTGGCTGACCGACATTGAGGTTCCTGTCGAATACAAGCGCTGGCACCTCAAGGGCGCCATGGACGGTGTGTGCAAAGACGGCTCAATCTTTGAGCTTAAAACCGTATCCACAGAAAAGTACAACGGGTGGCGGGGAATGCCTGCCGTGGAAGCCATGGAAACAGCCATCGAATCGCACATCAAGCAGGTACACGCCTACATGGCCGCTACAGGGGAAACCGAGGCCTCCATTGTGTATCTGGATCGAGGCGGATTGCGTTTCCGTGAATTCCGTATTCAACGGGACAAGAAATTGTTGGAACAGATGGACGTTGAAGCCACCGATACGCTTTCCCGTATCGCCGAAGGCAAACTACCTGCCCGACTCTTTGGTTGCGAAATGTTGCAAGAAGGCTGGGATCCAGCAGAACACGATCAAAAGACTGTTGATTCATGGTTGGCCGGCCAACGCTGGTGCGACTACAAGCACATCTGCCATAAGGCAAACCCAAAAGACTGGAGTTAACAATGGCAAAAGTTGATATGCCGCATGGTGACTGGAACACAGTCATCATGATTCTTACTGACGCTCGTGACAGTGAGCGTTTTGCGTATTTCGATCACATCATTGACGCCATTGACAGCCAATTAGCGAAACAAGACGTCTAGCCATGAGTCATTACATCCCCTGTGAAACCTGCGCCAGGCCGTCAAGTACGTGTCTAATTAGAAAGCACCGAGCCACGTATTTCTGCGCCTTCTGCGCAGCTCTGTACTCCATGGAATCCCAACATGGAGACGAGTGGATCGTTCTCACCATAGAAAGCACGGGCTAAAAATGACCTACGCCGGAATCGATTACGGAACCGCCAAGGTAGCCATTTCTATTCCAGAAGCAGGCATCTTTGACGACATCGTGCTCCAGCCAAAAGACAACCTGGAATCTCTCACCGTCATCGGCGATGCAGTCTGGAATGCACTCAAAACGGGCGAAGCGACCCACGTATCAGTGGAATCACCCATCATCGGGGCGAGTCGCAACTTACGTGTCGGTGTATCACTCGGTATGGTTGCTGGAGCAATTTGCATCACCGCGAGACAAACTGGAGCATCCGTTGCTCTAGCGCCCCCAGCAACATGGAAAAAGGCGGTAACCGGACGTGGCAACTCGAACAAAGAAGAAGTCGCATCCTGGCTCCTTCTTCATCACCCGATCTGGTACGCCAAGTGCACCAGCCAAGACGCCATCGATGCTACTTGCCTTGCCCTCCACGCCAAGGGACTCATGGCTTGACGACGCAGGATGCACCACCGTCCCCGTAGAAGTCTTCTACGGCACCGAAGAACACCCCCTCACCCATACTGAAAGAGCTCAAGCAAAAGACATCTGCAAGAAATGCCCTGTGCAATTCAATTGCCTTGAGCACAGCCTCATTACCCGCGAATATTGGGGAATTTGGGGTGGTCTTGACGAGCGTGAGCGACGCGCAGTCATGAAGGAATACAAAACCATCAAAGCAGCCATACAGGCTGTAAAAGACGGATGGCCAGCATGACGGCCAGAAAAAGCACCACCACCTCCAAAGCATTGGCTCGTACAAACAAAGCTCTGTCTGAAGCCAACGAAGCCGAGCAGCGAGCAAAGCTTGCTAAGAAGGCCCACGACCTGCGTCTTGAAGGCCAAACGTGGTGGCAGATAGCCGAAGCCCTAAAGATCACTGAGACAGCAGCTGCCGGGCTTGTTTCTGAAGCTATTCGATATGCAGCCACGCTTGTAGATGAAAGCGCAAAGCATCAAATGTTGACAGTGGAACTCAACAGGCTAGATGCCCTGCAAAGGGCTGTGTGGCCGGCCGCCATGGCAGGCGACTCGCGTTCAGTTGAAAGCGTCCTAAAAATCATGACCCATCGATCCAAACTGCTGGGACTTGAGGACGCAACAACAGGAAAGCAAATCACCAACAACACCATCGTCGTGCCCGGAAACCCGGCCGAATACGTGGCCGCGCTTCAAGCCATGACAGGAGTCTGACATGAATCCCCTTGACTATTTCATTTCGTATTACGGAACCAGCCCGTGGAAAGACATCGTGCTCGCATGGGGTGGCACCGGAACTAACTGGACGCTGTATCAGGTCAACAACCCAACGCCTCTCTACACAGGTGCTAACTACACCTACGAGATCACCTCTACCCCAAATACGCGAGGTGACTACCGCTTAGAAACAACGGTAGACGGAACCACGTATTCACAAACCATCATGACCTACACGTCAACCCTTCCCGCCCCCGTTGGACTAGCTGCTGGTTCCATCACCAGCACAACAGCATCGTTGTCTTGGACTGCAGTCTCAGGGGCCACGTCATATGAAATCGCTGACGTAGCGCAGTCGTACGCAGTTCTTGACACCATTTCACCTACAACACAGGCTTTAACAGGACTAACTCCATCCACGCGCTATTCCAGAGCTGTGCGCACGGTTTACAACAACATTCGCTCCTCGTGGAGTGCGCCCGTGACGTTTTTCACCAACGCGTCGACGACCGTCACCCCCGGCACATATGACTTCAGCCCTTCCAACATTTACACCTGGTCCGCAGGAAAAGCAGGGTCCACAGACCCGGCGTGGCTGTCGTCAGTAAGTGACTGGTACGCGGGTGAAGGAAGCGCGTGGGGCGATAACCGCGGAGTCATGACCACCTACTTTTTCTTCGGAAGCCCAAACCCCTTTATTGCCCTTGCCGGCGGAACTGTGACGCGCATACAGGTTTACCTTGACCGCAACGGTCCCACAGGAGATCCGGGCGTTGTCCTATCCCAATGGGGACTGCATAACTACACCGATAAGCCTGGTTCAGAACCGGAAGCCCCCGCAGCTACAACAGATGTTGGCCAATTTGCCCGCGGAGCGTACGGATGGGTTGACCTCCCAACTTCCATGGGTCAAACGCTTGTAGACGGTACTTACGCCTGCGGCATCACATGGGGCGGCACACCCGAGCGATACCAGTCCAGTCTTTACGCCGACATCACCGTGTCTCCTCGAGTAGGAGACCTGAAGATCACGGTGTCGTGATGGACATGAACAAGGGGCGCATCAGCCCTACCGGAGGACTTAAAGGACACGGTCACGCACTCACAGACCTGTTCAACGTAGACACGCTCATGAAGGTCCCAAGTCAGAGCGTGCAAGGCCAGATTGCAGCAGCCGACACGCTTGCTGCCCTGAAGACAGCCATCCAAAACTGGATCGCTGAACAGTAAATAACCGCATCACAACTGAATATTCCGGTGGTGTGTTGGTCAACACCACGAACTGCGTTAAGGGAGGTCTCATGATCCCTGTACTTGCCATTGGCTTGATGTTGAGCATTACAACCCCGTCCCTTCCAGCACCTCCGGCAATCACCATGTCGAAGTCTGCGCCAGAGATGAGCGCGCCTGTCTTGCTCTACAACGGCAAGTACGCACTACCCGGTCAACGCGAATTCACGTTATGTGTATTGAAAAGAGAATCCAACAACCATTGGTTTTCTACAAACAGATCAGGCGGCTACGCAGGTGGTTTCCAATTCTCTTACGCATTGACAAAAGGTGCGTCGTGGATGATCGAACCTGAGCTAAAAACCATGTTTGGCAAGACGACAGGTCACGACATTGCTGTGACTCTTCGAAAGACCCCAATGCAGAAGTGGGGACCTTTCTATCAGCACATGGCTTTTGCCACGGTGCTCAATTGGAATGGAAAAAATTCAGGTGCACGCCATTGGGCTGGGGGCCGGTGGACATGCACGCCGTAAGGAGACCAGATGAATTCACTAGAGCAAACGCTCACCCAACTTGCTGACGTCAGTCGTCTATTAGACACAGCAACAGACGATTTGGCGTTAGCAGACAACGAATCGGTGGAAGCCAAGGTTGAGTACATCAAGGCATACGCTCGCGCCTTCTTGGACGCAACCGGTTCTATGGACTTGCGTCGATACACGGCAGACGACGAAACCATATTGTCTCTGCGAGATCGCGAACTAAGCGAAGCCAAGGTGCGAGCAATCAAAGAGCGCTTGAGAACTTTGCGCGATCAAATGGAAATCCTGCGTACGACCGCCGCAGGACAACGCGTCCAATTCATGGCAGAACCCACTGGACAGTGGAGTTAGAGGGGAAAACCGCATGAAGAAATCAATCATTGCCACCACCACAGCAGCACTCACCACAATCGCATCACTTGTTGCCGTATCAAACGCTGCTGTCAGCTCAGCAGACCCGGTACCCACCCCAACACCGTCGGTAAGCGCATCAACGGCACCATCACCATCGCCGACACCTACCCCAGTTGCAACTCCAATTCCCACGCCGACACCGTTAGCATCCGCCACTTACGCGCCAGGAATGTCCCCCGGCGAGCATGGCGGTTGGGCAATTGTTGATCCCACTACTGGCCGTCAAACAGGCGGAGTGATTGTGTGCACGCCCGAAGTGTGCGGCAGCGGCTGGTTTGCTGGCATGCGTGTTGTTTTGCAAACACTTCAAGATCCTGCTGAGGCAGCACGAGCGGCGAATGGCGTAGGAAACGTTGCGGGCTACTCAGGTGGCTCTTACAACTTCACCTCAGGCCAATGGACCATGCCAGGAGCAAACGGAACAACTCTTGAAATTCCCTTGGCGTACCCAGACGCAAATAACAGGCCCACATGCGTAGCAGCATGCCCAACACCTACACCAACACCTACACCAACACCAACGCCAACAGTAACTCTGGAGCCGTCTGCATCACCTGAGCCAACTCCCACCATCCCTGTAGTTACAACCGGCCGCATCACAAAGAACCCCACACCGGCACTTAGTAGACCGACACCTAACAAAGGAAAGACATGCCCCACGCGTACAACTACGAAGACCGGTGTCTGCATTGTGACCAACGCAAACACAGGGGCGGCCCGTGCATCAACGATCAGAACAGTGCGATGAGCGAGAACGCGTCGCAAGCAAGCGGCCTTGACATCGTGTACTGCGATGAGTGCTTGGTGCCAACCGGTCATGTGTGGAAAGACTCATGGACCGAAAGAGAGCTGTGTGATGCGTGCGTCCGCAGGGCAACGTACATGGTTCCCGAAGGTGCTATGTGAAATATCGCAGCGCCAAGAGGCAACGAATCTACGACAAGGAACGCATTCCCTTAGTCGTACGGTTGCTGACCCAGCATCCCATTTGTCAGCGATGCTGGAAACAACGCTCAGTTGATGTGCATGAGCGCAAAAGTCGAGCACGAGGCGGTTCCATTACTGACGAAACCAACCTGGTGTGTCTGTGCCGTCCTTGCCACGACCTCATTACCCGAGAGCCCGAGGAGGCTCAAAAACGCGGATGGCTAATCCACAGTTGGGAGTGACATGACAGTAATCAAAGATCACGAGGAGCAGCTTGCTCGCCAGCGTGAATACCTCAAGCGGCAAGACGGATGTAGATGCCTAATTCATCACGTTGTTGATCCTGACCTGCGAGAGGAGATGTTTCAAGCCGTACGAAGCAGCAACCCGGTCGTGGCTGGGATTGCTGTGGAATCTCTAGCCCCCTGCCCTACAAGGAGACCAGTTAAGTGACTGCAGAAGAGCTAATAACGGAAGAATCTGCTAGCCAGATCGTTAAGAATCTAAGCCAGGGCATCGTGGATATTGAGCGCGTCAACGCCAAAGAGCGCGTCTTCACCCACGGAACTAGCTGGCTTCAATCAGAAGCAGCTGACCTAGCACGAACGTCCATGGAAGGCTCCATGATTAGCGTGGAAAGCTTCGTGGAACTCATGGCTGATTGCATCAATATTTGCGCAAAGGCGGCCGCCAATGAAATGCCATAACCCCGAATGCAACAGCGTAAGAGCCATCGAAGTCAACATTTCAATCAACACGTCTGATTGTTGGGCCGGAGAGACCATTGACTATACGGGTGACACCGATTACGGGGACCATTCGCCTGCCATAGGGACATATTGCTATGACTGCAGGGCAACGTCACTTCTAAACAATTACAGAAACATCGTCATGAATCACATAGACGAACATTTCATATCCAAAGCCCGCTTGGCTGGGTAGCCTGACGCCATGCCAGAAGGAATTCATTGGAGAGGCGACCGGGTTTACGTCGTATTGCGCGAACCAGACCCACTCAACCCAAGCCGGAAGAAAGTCGTATGGCACGCAGGAACAACCTACGGCTTCAACGATGAAGAATCCGCCCTGGCATGGCGTGACCAACGCCGCCAAGATTTGCGCGTAGGGCGGGCAGCAGCTCGAGACAAGATCACCGTAAGTGACTACTTGAGCGAATGGCTGCCCGCCCACGCACTAACAAAAGACCTAAAAACCTCAACAATTGACTCCTACAAAGAAAAAATCTCATACGTAAGTAATCACACTCTTGGTCAGATGCAACTACAGCTAGTCAAGCCAATCGACATCAAGCGCTTCTACAGCGACCTATTGACCAAAGGTGGGGTTAACAAGACTGGTTTAAGCAAACGTACCGTTGAATTCGTAGGCACATTGCTGAAGAAGGCCTTCCGTGATGCCATGACTGAATACGGGCTCAGAGGAGATTCACCAGCAGAACACATTGCTATCCCTCGGCCACGTCACACCGAAACCAAAATCTGGTCGCCTGATGAAATGAGCAGGCTTATCAACGTTATTCGGCAAGATCGATACGGCCGAATGTTCGTCGTCCAATCGGCAACAGGCGCTAGGCGAGGCGAAATGTTGGGGCTCCGTTGGAGCGACATTGATCTAGAAGCCGGAGTGATTACTTTCCACACCAACAGGGTCAAAGTGCACGGCGGCATGGTTGAGCACAGTTTGAAAAGTGGCTTGTCTAAGCGAGTAACAATTGACCCGGCGACTGTCCTCCTTTTGAAAGAACACAGAGTTAAACAAAAAGAAGATCGTTTACGAGCTGGCGCTCGATGGCTAGATGCCGATTACGTTTTCCCGAACGTGTTCGGTGGCCCACTGAACCCTTCCAACATGGCTCGGTATTGGAAAACCATCATTGAGCAAGCCAACGTGACCTACATCAAACCTCACGCACTTCGTCATACCCACGCAACACTGCTGCTGGAAGCAGGCGTGCCGGCGCACGTAGTGGCAGAACGATTAGGTCACAAAGACGTCACAACAACATTCAAGGTTTATGCGCACGTAACCGCTAAACAACAAGACGAGGCCGCTGACGCCTACGCTAAATGGCTGTCATCAGGGCAGCCCTAACCCTCAATATGGAGGAGCACAATGAGCAACCTTCATCATCATGTTCTATGCGTCACCAACGGTGGCGACATAACCGTTCACTGCGAGTGCAATCTAATCGACACCGGTGTCAGTTTGCAGATCTCCAAGATGAACGCCACCTGGCAGGCCGTCCTGTCTGACACGAACAAGCGGGCCTACGAACAGGGCCAGCGGGACATGCTCGCCAAGTGCATCGAAACGGTTGAGTATCTGCACGACTACGTGTTTGGTGAAGCGTATGGCGACCAACGTGCCGCGCTATGGAAAGCCGTTACTGCATTGCGTGCCCTACAGGAGAAGCCATGAATCAGGAACACATCTGCTGGACAGATGACACCGTATGCGACACATGCAGTACCCCAACCTGCGATATCTGTGGGGTAATGCAATATGCCGACGAATCACTGGAATGGAATGGCGATACAGGCAACCATGTTGCTTGCGAAACAGCAGCCGTAAAGGAGAACTGAGATGCGAGTAACAATCGAAGTGTCATACGACACGGACGAAGATGAGAATGACCGACACGTCACCCACGCGGTGATGACTCTTCTGGCTACAGCGCTGCCGTATATGGCCGACAACGTAGACATCACGGAACAGGAGAACTAGCCATGAAGAAATCAGAACTACCGCCACTTCGCAAGAACTGGCTCAAGTGTGACTACTGCCAGAACAAAGCGGGTATCACAGATGCCGGTGCTCGTTACTGCTGGACTCATGTGCCCGACGATCTGGGGGAGAACTAGCCATGAATCACAGCCATGAGTGGACCTACGGAAGTTCTATTTACGACTGGCAAGTGTGCCGCGAGTGCGGCTCACTCAAGCCAGAAAATGATTCCGCAACTCCCGAGCTACCGGATGGTTGCATCTAACTCCCTGTTAGATGAAATGTTAGATATGACGTCCAAATTCCTATCGACTAGTCACTGCGCTGTGGCTTTTACTTATGTCTTGCAACGACTTTTCGTGGTGGGGCGGGTCGGGCTCGAACCGACGACGACCAGATTATGAGATCCAGTCCGGTGTTGCAGAGTGGCTCAAAATGCGACTTTCTCGGCGCATTTTCTCGACCACCTGTGTCACTCTGCAACACCGTGTGACTGGCTGGTACTGGCGTGCTGTTAGACGCCTATGCCTTCTGAAGGCCGGCAGCTTTCAACTGCTGTAATGCTGCCTCAAAAGCAGCCTGGGCAACTACGCGCGCTTGCTGCACCGCACTAGCCGAAACTCCAACTGGAATATCAAGCTCGACGGTGTCTGCAGGCATGTCATCCCCGTCTACAAGACTGAGGAAATAGCCAGACGGAAGGTCAAGGCACAGCTCCAGAACAGCAAGCGTGCTTCTTGAAACGCTGGCTCGGCGAGCACTTTCAAGTGAGGTGATAGTGCGGTAATCCAAATTGGACTCAAGACCCAACTTTCGTGCGCTTCGGTATCCACGTTCAACGCGATGACGGACTATTGCTCCCCCGAGCTTTCTGGCTGCGTCTTCAGAAAGCTGAATGTCCTTTTGAGTCATTATCAATCCTCCGTGCCAGTGCCACTAGGCCTATCTAGCGGCGAATATCAAACATCATGACACACATAGTCACACCGTGACACACATTGTTCGAGCATTTTGCAAACAGAGTTGACGTTGTGAGGCATTCTCAGCAGAATGTGACGGTACTCACAGGTAACAAACGGCACGACAAACCAATCCACATCAAACGGGGGAAGAACGGGGCAGTTTCGTGTACAACCAAAGTAGTTGCAGGATGAGTCAAGATGTCATTACAATCCCCATTATGACTCAGGCTGACACACCGCTCATCAAGCTTATGACCGTGAACCAAGCAGCAGATTTCATAGGCTGCTCGCGTACACACGTGTATCGACTCATCAAATCGGGGGCACTTCCAACGGCCGACGTATCACGTCCGGGAAGTCTTGAGCCCCGTCACAGAATCCTCGTAGATGACCTCAATGACTTCATCACCAATTCCATCAAACGGTCCTGAGGTACGCCAGCGCGCCCTAGCAATCATCTCCGCTTGGGCTTTAGGAGCCGAAAGGCTGCCCGAAGGCATCATGCCTGACAGCGTCCCGGACCTAATCGACCTGTCCCTTGACTTAGGGCTGGTCGCTGCCGCCTTCCTTTCCTGCTGGGCAGGCGCCGCCGAAGTACCCATCCCCACACTCCTGTCCGACATTGCTCTCGGACAGGCACTCGACCAATTCACCAGGGAGGCGGTCGAGGAATAAAAAAGAGGGGCAGGCCAATGCGGGTGCAACCGCGGCCTGCCCCTGTCCCACAACAAGAGACAGGAAACAGCATGGCACACGAGCTCGAAGTAATAGACGGCAAGGCATCATTTTTTGCCGCACGAGACACCGCATGGCACCAACTCGGCACAATCGTTAGTGAAGCACAAACAATTCAAGACGCCCTTGAACTAGCCGGCCTGAACTACACCGTGTTCAAGACCAACGACCCACTGTCCTTTCGTCACTGGAATGGCGTCGACGCCACGGTTCAGGTTTCTATTCCCAGCGCTTACGGCACGTACCGTATTTGGCCTGACGGGCGCATCAACGGCCTAGGAGCAGTAGGCAGCAACTACATGGTCATGCAGACCCATGAAGCGGCCGAACTGGTCGAAGCCATCACAGACCAAAACAACCAAGCCATCTGGGAGACCGGCGGCTCCATCCGATCAGGCAAGCAATTCTTCATGACCATCAAACTGGGTGACGAGTTCACGTTTGAAGGTTCCGGGGACAAGATCGACACGTACATGGTCGTGGCCTCCAGTCACGACGGCACCATGCCGTTGACCGTGTACATCACCCGCACCCGCGTCGTATGTGCCAACACCCTCACGTGGAGTCTGCAAGGCGCGAAAACGTCCTATCGCGTCAAGCACACCACCAATTCGCGCGCTCGAGTGACCGACGCCCGTGAGGCAATCGGCTTGGCGTGGGATGGGCAGGATGCTTTTGCCAAGGAAATCGACCGGCTCATGCACACGACGCTGACCACTGAGCAGGCAGACAAAGTGATTGAGAAGCTCCTTCCTTTCGATAAGGAGAAGGACAAGCCGGGTCTGATCACCGTGCGCACAGCTAAGCGTGAGCAGATTGCTGACCTGTATTTCGGGTCCCCCACGGTAGGGGAATGGTCAGGTACCGCCTACGGCATGTGGAACGCCGTTAGTGAGTACGAGCAGTGGCTGGCTCCCTCACGTGGAGCCATTGGTTCTGTGGATCGAAATAGAAACGTGGCCACAAGGAACGTGTTTGATCCGCCCGCAGGGCTGTCTAGCCGGGTCCTACAACTGCTGTGAAGGGGCGACTGGAGGGCGCCTGAGGGGGTGTGGCGCCCTCCAGCGGAAGGAGACCAGGCCTTCAAGAAACAAGCCTAGAGACCCTTTCTAGGGCTCGCAGGGATGCGTGACACCGTATTACGTGCCAATACAACGGTGTTGTGACTCTTTTTGATAGGTTTTAGGTACCCGGGGGCTGATGTCTCCCCCGTCATTGGCTCCCGGGTCCTAAATCTCATGTAACACGTTGCATCAAATAGTTTCAGCGTGTATCATTAAGTCATACGGTAACGGGAGAACTATGCCCCGCGCCGCAGCACATTTCCTCACAAAGTAGCAGGCCAGAGAGCCCGCGAAGAGACCCCGCAACACAGCCCCCCGGCACCCGCCGAGGGGCTTTTTTTCATGCCCAAAAACAGGAGACACCATGACCGTCATTCAATTCCCCGGCACACACATACCGGACCACGTCTACGACCCATTTGACCTGTCCGACTACGAAACATTCGGCATCATCCCGCCCCGCGAAACACTCCGCACGCACCACTACGCCCCTCCAAGCGCGCGGGCCTTTACCTGGCAAGACATCCTCGCCGACGTCGAAGAAGACAACAAACTCGGGTGCTTTGACCGCTATCGGGCATCCGCGTGGCACAAACGCTGTACCTGCCACAACTCCCCCGGCCCCATCGCCGGCACCGTCTGCTGGGCCAACTTCATGGTCATAGCCAAGTCCATCGTCAACAACTGGCTCATCGCCTCACAAGTACGCGACCTGCAGCTGCATCTCGCATACAAGGCAGCGCCTGTCCTTCGGCTGGTGACTGAATGAGTTTCACAATCAGAGAAACTGACGAAGCTGTATACCACGGTTCCATCCGCGAGTTGTATGGAACGGCCGTATATGTACGAAAAGAATACAGGCATGAAGGCCGCTACAGACTCCGCGTTTCTCGTGGTTGTCACCAAGGCAAGGTCTTAACAAATGTCCGACCAGAATCACTGACTTGGCATGAGACAGACCAGTTGATTGCTCGACAGGACGAAATAATCCCTGGTCTGTGGCAATCAGGAACCCCTGAAGATCACACGCCAATTTTTGATCGGTTCGACATCGTTTTCACTATGTACGCAATGGCACCTAAAGCAAGCAGCGGAAACTGGATTCAACCGCTGGTTGACAGGCGCTTTGAATTTCACGACGGGTATTGCACTCCCACAGTGAAAGACAAAGCAATCCGGGCTGCAACCGAAGCCTGCGCTGCATTAGATAACGGAGCCACCGTTTTAATGCGCTGCCAAGCCGGCATCAACAGATCAAGTTTAGTCACGGCTCTTGTGCTCATAAACAGAGGCATGGAACCAAAACAGGCGATAGACACGATCCGCAGCAAGCGCGATGAACGATGCCTCAGCAACGACAGTTTCAAAAATTGGCTGTTGTGCCTTTAAACACATCCGTATTGCCCCCTAGCAAAAAGCTAGGGGGCTTTGTTGTTTTAGGAGACCAACGAATGAAGAACCAAATCAAACTCACTCGCAGAGGAAAAGTCGTTATTGCTGTCGCGTGGCTTATCGCCATCGCTGCTTTTACAACAGCCACTAGCAACGTGTGCTGGACCGGACACGGATACGGCGCCTGCCACAACACCATTGACGCCTCACAAACCAAGGAGACACAGCAGTGAAAAAGCTCAAACTGCCCACCGGTGACCAGATCACCACCGCCACCGACATGACAGGCCTGTTTATGAAAGGCGTTGCTTACAACACCACATGGACATCCAGTCAACGCACCTTCTCCGACCTCATGAGGTCAACCCCCGTAGGAGCACCCGAACGCCTCGGAAGAGCCATCAGCGGACTGGCGTTAGCGGTCACTGCAGCAATCACCGAATCGAGGAAGAAGTGATGTGGTTCTTCTTCGCAGGGCTTTCCGGATACCTCGGCTACAGGCTCATCAAGCAAAACGCCATCCTGCAAGAAACACGAAAACAACTATTCGCTACAGGCGCATACAACGCGTGGGACATCCACAGCAACGGCATGAACGTCCACATGTGCCCCAACTGCTACCGGGCCATGTAACTAGATCACCGAATGGACGCAGGCTCCCCCGGGCCCCCGTAGTCCGGGGGACCTGCGCCAAACCACGCTAGCAAAAAGTCCACCAACAATTCCCTGCTTGGTGGGCTTTTTGGTCGCGTGGAAATACCCCGACCATTCAACCCAAGGAGATAGCGCGATGAGTGCTACAGGCACAATTGGGCAGGTAACCGCCTTGTTCGGAAGAGAGATACAGTTAGCGAAGAACAAGTTGCACATGGCTCAGGCCATCAAGGCAACCCGCATTGCTCGCACCAAGGCAACCATTGCCGGTAAGGCAGCAGCAGGTGCAGCCCGCAAGCACCCCGGTCACGCAGGTGGCCTCCTCGCCACGGCGTTTTCCAGCCCTGCGATCTACCACGGCATGGTCAAGGCCACTGCCGTCGCAGCCAAGTGCACCGTGGGTATTGCCGCGTTGACTGTTCATGCAGTCAGCAAGGCAGTAGGCACCGTCGGACACGTGGCAGCCAAACTGGTGGGCTACCTGTTCCCCGCAGGCGGGAAGTTCATCCAGTCGCTTACGTGGTCAGCAACAGACCTCATCGCTACTGGCGCTGTCCAGTTCGAAAGCCTGACAGTCCACGCTATCAACCTTACCTACTCCACTCTGGTCAGCCCGACCGTGACGCGCGCCGTCACGCGAGTAAGCACCAGCATCGGCTGGCTGATGCTCCTGCAGTTCATCACGCGAGGACGCTCCGCAATGCTGCTGGCACGCATCCCCGTCGTGGGCCCCTACCTTGCAGCAGTGTCCCTTGGTGGACGTGCCGTGTGGCTGACCATTCGCACCGTCATCGCGCTGTCCACTTTGTGGGGCTGGATTATGCGTCCCGTAGAAATGACGGCCGTGTACGAAGGAAAGACCCCGGTACCGTCCTTCAAGGAAGAGATCTTGAGTGAGTTCGGCTTCCGTAAGGCAGCCAAAACCCTCATTGAGGAAACCGAAGAGGCACTTGCTGATGCCGCCCAGCACGATCCCAAGACCGACCACCAGTCAACGGACACGGCTGAAGAGATCATCGAGATCGTCACTGATCCCGAAGAAACCATTGTTGCTGCGGCCATGACTGCTGAGGCTGACTCAATCGTGCGTGAGCTGCGTCGCCCCACCAGCAACCAGCCGCGCCAGCGCAGCCGTAACCGCAACAACCGCCGGCGGGCTTCGTGACTGCAGGCAAGGGGACCGGGAGCACATACTCCCGGTCCCTGCTCAGCACCTGGCGCAAGTACGTCGCGCCATCAGACGACGGATCATCAGCAACCATGATCAAGCCCGGCACAAAAGGTTACGGAATTATTCCGTGGGTTATGGGCAACGCTGGCTGCGACATGGACTGCGGACAAATTCACCCGCTCTTCGAAGCAACTGAAGGAGATCCGTATGTGGCCCCGGCTTTCGTCACGTGGGAATCACCGTTAGATAACAGTGAAGAACCCCGGCCAGATGTCGAAATCGCTTTTGACGAAAATATCACGCCCGAGCAGTATCGAGTTGAGCAAATGACCATGCCCCTCCTATTGGTCACCCGTTCAATTTACGCGGATCAAGAAGACCCAGTAACTCCTGCAAATCAGGGAGTACCAGGAGATTTGAACAGACAAGACGAACACGGTCTGCCTATTTGGACTGAATCTCTTCTCGTTCCTGCGTGGTCCGTCACACCCATTGACGGCCAATACTGGAGAACGTGGTCCAAAGAAATTAAAAACTACTGGAATCACGAACTTCCGTGGCTCAATCGCTACGCCAGCCTGATCGAAGGATCAACGTCCTACGAATCACACCATCCTGAGTGCTTCGGACTTGAAACAGAGGATGAAGTAGACGAACTGGCTATGGACTGGAACGAAACTCAAGCCAGATACTCGTGCGTGTGCGGGATTCAAGACATGGCATCGCAAATGTGGACAGATCACGAAACAAAACCGTTTGACGATGGCATTGAGGAACACCGCTCTTTATGGGAGGAAACGTACGCATACGCGCGCGAACGGTGGCAACAAGGATGGAAGTTGTGCAGTCAACATGCCATTGAGCAAGACGAGCCATCCACGGATATGGGCTATTCGTTCTCCCCGTTTTGGGTTCAACACGCTATTAACAACGTGTCGAAAAAGGGGCAATTAAGGGACTTTGCTAGTCGCCAACACTATCAATTTCTCAATTCCATCCCAAGAAAACTCCTCTATGAGGAAGCCGCTACGTCGGCCCATTAACCGTCGTGTTGAGCGTCAACGGCATCACGCACAGCCCAAGGACGCTCATGACCCGGAAACGATATGTCTCCTGACCGGTAGGCGCACCTGCGCCCAACACGACATTCCCAGTGGGGTCACCTTCGGGTGGCCCCACTACGGGAATTTTTTGCGTTTTACGGCACTAAATCGACACCCACAGTGAACCAACATCCAACGAATACGAACCCCGCTCCGCCACCACCACCGGGGCATCAAGCTGCGCAAAAACCCATAAGTCCCCCGACGTAGGCTGACTCCACACACCCACCCCAACAATGGTCACGGCATCCAAGTTCTGCCACACCAACTGCTGCACATTGCTCAACAACCGCGGACTGGTCGAATCGTCCCACGACAAAATAGCCCGCGAATACGAAGGCCCCGACACCTCAGAATCACCCGGCTCCGTTTGTGACGGCACCTCATAATGCAACGACGCATATGTGTTATCAGCCAGCAGCACTTGAGCCCACTGGGCAGCCAACGCGTCATAAATTTTCGAACTCACGTCATCCTCCTACGCCGTACCTGGTTCCTTGCGGTAAATCCGCCCAAGGAAAAACACTTCCTGTTCCAACTGCGCATCCGCATAAACCATGACCTGCAAATCAGCACGATTCGGGTCACGCAAATTCTCATCCGCGCTCCTTTGCGGATCCACCCCATACACGGCATCCGTCAAATCCCACGAAAACCCTGCTTCATCCACGAGCAACCCCGTTGCAATGGCTGTTGAATTAGCGCTCGTTGACGGCCAAAAGCCAGCCTTCTCGTACCAGTTGCCATAACCCACAATCAACTGGGCAGTCGTCACGGCTCGGCCCGTCTCAGGATTCAGCGCCACACCATTCTCGTCAAACTGCTCCCACGCACGCTTAAAGAACGGGTAATGCTGCCCAGCCAAATACGGCGGGTTATCTGCTTGGTCATCAATACCCATCATGGGCATGCTCGAGTACGACACACCATTCGTACGGTAAATGGACACATGGAACGGGATCTTCAAAATTGACCCGTTCTGGTCAAACGCTGCTACTTGAAGCAGGGACGCTTCACCGGCTTGCGCCATACGCACCGGGAATGGTTTGAAATCAGTACGGGTGCCCTGCATGTTCGCCCAGTTATCGTCCGCGTTTTCACTTGCCGGTCCGATACGGATGTAGCAGTTACGCCACTGAGGATCACGTGGCGGTCGTTGACGCGTCCAGTCCTGCCACGGAAACGCCAAATTGTCAGGAGCACCCTGAAACAACGGCACGCTGGACTTGGGCACAAACCCCGACCCATCCGCATACGACCACGGAAACAGCATGTCGGGAATGTTTGGCTTGTACTGACCCACCGTCAAAAGACGCACCGGGGCAAGAGAATCCCTCGTACGAGCCCGAACTTCCTGAACCGTCAACTGATCCCGGTACTTTGAATCAATTGTCAACGTAGTTTCCGTCGGACCAGTCGTGGCTTGCGTGACATGAAACAACACACCTTCAGGCATCCCAAACAAACCCTGCACCTGAATGCTGGCACCGGCAGTCACCAAATGCCGAGACACCACGTAATGGTTTTGCCACGGGTCCGTAGTCAACGTAATCGACCCCGTCACGCCAGGATCAGCAAACCTCTGCAAGTGAGACTTAGCAATCTGGCGCGCCTCAGCCTCCGACACACCCTCATGAAAGGACAGGTTCACTTCCCGGCGCATGACCTTGCGGTCATACCAGTCATTCAATTCCAGAGGATGCACAGCGTTCCGGTAAGCGAACGGTTCGTGAGTGATGCGCAGACCATCTGCCGACACGCGCATTCCAGAAAACGTTGCCCCGTTGAGGGCTTTTCCCTGCCCGTAGACGACGTTGAGACGCTGGGAATAGTCAATGGTTGCGTCGACCTTTACGCCCGGTTGAAGCACGTTCACGATGAACGTAGACGCATCTGGTGCCGCGATGTGATCGCGGTGCCGCAGAACGGGCTTACGCCCGTCGTCAAGCATTACGGTGAATTGCCCATATTCGGTGTGCATGTTGCTCAGGAGGCCTTGGATGTAGCTGGTGAGGGCTGGGTCGAAGGATCCTGTGGATCTTGTGACGTATCCGCTCCATGCTTGTCCGTCTTGGAGTCCTACGGGGCGTAGGTAGTTGGGTTTGTTGGTGTAGTCCTCGATGGCGAATCGTTTGGTCCACCATGTGGGCCATTGGACGCTGAGGGTGCCTAGCCGTGAGTCGGGGTGTCCGGCGAATTGGCGTGCGATGGCTGTTTCGTAGGGGAATGGTTGGTAGACGTATTCTGGTTTGGCTAGCCAGGAGTCGGCTTGGAAGAGGGCTCCTCGGCAGGTGACGGTGAGGCCTCCCCCGACGTCTGTGGAGGCGAATTCGAAGGATTCTGCGTATCCGCTCCACCGGTAGAGGACTTGTTCATTGTCGTAGTCCAGCCAGACGATGTCGATATCTGTTTCTGGGCGTAGCCACCACAGGTCTTGGGCGCCGATCTGGTCTAGCAGGGTGATGGCGGGGAACTCTATTGATGCCGTGGATGGGCCGAATGGGTCGGATGTGGACAGGGAGGACACCAATGTGGGTGTGTCTCGGTAGAAGGTGACGTCTTTGACTTCGCCGCCGGCGCCGTTGGGGTAGAACCACACTCTCCAATAGCCGAGTGTCGTGTCGACGTCGATCATGCGGGGCACAGGGAATGTCATGAGGAACTCACCCCGTACATCCGGTCGTACAGGCCCAGCATGTACTGCAGCTCTCCTGTGACCATTTTGTAGTCAAAGACGCCGAATTCGAGCAGGTCTAGGTTGGCTGTTGCTTTTTCGCCCTTGGGTGAACGGCCCAGCCACAGTCGTGAACGGTTGTCGTATCGGTGGGGCAGAGCTGTGGTTTGCACTTTGACGACTTGGTCGACGCTGAGCAGGGAGCATGTGTTTGCGGCCATGTCGATGCTGAATCCGATGACGACTGGTTGGGAGGGTCGGGATTCGCCGGTATCTAGCGGGATGCGCAGGAGGGCTGAATCAGCCCACAGCACAAGGGAGCCTCCTGCTTCGTAGCGAAGGCCGAAGAACGGGTCAAGGCCGGTTGCGTCAGTGCCTTGAGTTTCTAGTACCCCATACCAGCCTGTGGAGGGCCGGTGTAGAACTGCTACGGCGATGACGGTCAATTGTTCAGCGTTCCAGTTGATGGCATCGCACCACATGTGGTCGCCTCGTCGGAAAGCCAACGCGGGGGACCTGACGTAGTCCCCACCGCGCCAGTACGTGTATTCGCCGAGGAAAGACGGGTTGACTCCTGGTTCTGAGTACACGTAGTTACGTGTGTTAGGAAGCACAATGAATTCGCCAAAGGCCAGTTCGTCAACGGTGTACTGCTGTGCTTGCGTCACGGTTTTCTCGGACAACTGCCACACCGTCAACCCGTATTCTGGGGTCACCTTTGAATACGGCACCCACTCCGTGTTCAACGGGTTAAGAGTGGGATCAGTGGGGATCCACCTCAACGATGCCGGAATTAGCACGTCTTTAGGATCTGGATACGTCTCCAAAGGACGCAACGCATCCACTGTCGCTGTTGCTTCCGAACGCACCACTAACCCAGACACTGCCCGAGGCATCCCCGACACCGCATACCAGTCCGGGATAGTGAACCCAAGAGTTTCCAGCGGAATGACACGATCGTCGGGAGTGACAGACGGCTCCACGGTCAACGCCGCGTCCATCGACACAATCGCATCCACCCCGTCAGGGGCAAGGAACGCCAAATCAATCGTCAGATTGTTGATCAGCTCCTCAACCGTCAACAACGTCAACGTCACCACAGGCACCTGGGCAGACGGAGGCAACTGACCCGCCGAATCCCCCACCAACAACGGCAACTGGGTATTGACGATCCCCTCAAACGCTTCCGTCCGAGTTACAGGCAGCTGAGGCGAATAGACCCCGGTGGCATCCGCAAGCGCATACCCGCCGTTACCGTCATAGTTCGCAGAAGAGGGCCGTACGCCACCACCATCCCTGACATCGACTCCGTACACAATGCCCATCCGGTCACCTGACCCCAGTCGTCATTTGGAATTCTCCAGTCCACGTTCTTTGAATTAACTAACTGACCCGGCCCGGTGAGAGACCACCAGTACGAACCAGTACCAAAAGCGGTACGTTCATAACTTGAAGCAGAAGGCTCCGACAACGACGCGCCCGTGTCCGTAGAAGTTGGAACAGTCGATGTCAAAGCAATCCACAGCGTCCCCAGCACGGGAGCGGCATCAGGCCTAAACAAGGCATTCACTAGCGTGGACCGACCCCACGTCGACAACGCACCCATGTCAGACCACCTCCTCCGTGAACGACGGATTACGAGGAATCTGAGCAATCACCTGAGCCATCGACGACGACCGCAACTCAGTCGTCAACTGCACCTGAAACTCACCCATATTGCACGTATAGGTGCGCTTAACCCCATTGACCGTGAACTCGATCACAAAATTGCGCTGAGAAATAGCATCCGTCAACGCCTGCAACGCCACAAACGTCGGCGTAGCCTCCGTACCCCGAATAAACACCGTCAAATTCACCACGGTGTTCTCCCGGACAGCAGCCACCGTCCACGAGCCCTCCACAAACGGGTTAGCGGCCTCCTGGCGACGCCACGTCGTACCCTCCGACGCAAACGAATCCCGGCCAAGGGTGTACACGCCAGAATTGATATCCAGCCACCCCGACTGGGTCGTCACCCTGCACGCCACCTCAAGATTGCTCATCGAGCACCACCAATGGGCTGAGACAAACGCTGCATCCTTTGACGCGCCGCCAGTTTCGCCGCCATAGCATCCGGATCATTAGCCTGAACAGTGATAGCCCCAGAGAACTGCGTGCGATAGTCGTACGAGCTGGAGAAATGGTTGACCACTTGGCTGGAATTAGCCATTGTCTGGGATCCGCGCACAGTGGAGTTGTCCAAGTAACGAGCCATAGTGGCTGCTAGAACATCTGCGCCACGAGCGTTCAAAGGAATAACGGCCTCGGGGTAACCGGCCTCACCAATCAGGGCGTTCATCTGACGAGTAGCGATACCGCCCAAAGCAAACGGAGTTATACGAGGGATATCTGGAGTGCTTAACGTCAAGCCGTCGTAATGAACACCTAAGAAATCACCACCAATAATATTGAACGAAAGATCATTCCATTTATCGATAATTCGGTTCATCGCTTCAATGAAAGGATTCACGATTCTCTTAGTGAAGAAGTCTGTGAATTCCGAAACATCTGGGAGCCATGTACCAAACGTTTTAATCAAATCGCCAAAGAAACCCACAACGCCCGTGCCAGCCTTACCGTCCTTACCAGCAGTCCCAAACACGCTCATGACCTTGTTCAAAACATCCTCAGGCTTAGGAAGATCATCTGTGATGTGATGCCATGCGTCACCAACCCACTCAGTAACGGTGTCACCTAAGCCCATGAGCCAACCAGCAGCACCAGCATCATCGCCACCAACACCAAAGGCGTCCTCTACAGATTTAAGAACGTCTTGGACTGTAGGCATCATGGAGAGAATGTTTTTCCATGCGTCATCTACCCACGAAACAATGTTTGTACCCAAATTGGACAGCCAAGCTTTTGCGTCATCAAAAGCATGCAGCACTACATTGCCAATATCTCCTGGAACCTGCTTAAGAGAGTCCCAAGCATCCCCAACCCAATCACTGATTGAACCGCCAAGACCGCTCAGCCACCTCTTGACGTCATCAAAAGCTGCGATAGTTTTGCCGGCAACGTCCAAATTCATCAGAGGCGCGGTAATCCGTTCCCACACGCCACCAATGGTGTCCGTGATTCCAAAAACAAGGCCTTCAATAACATTTTTTCCGATCTCAATGAACACTTTTGATGGCGAAGCAATTCCTAACGCGCCCTTAACGCTGCCAACTAGACCGTTCCATGCAGCCAGAAACACGTTTTGATCTGACTTCAGAGAAGAAGTAAACCCTTCCAAGAATCCTTGCCATGCTGCCTTGCCCACATCAACCAAGGCTGAGATCGGATTGTCAGCCATGTCCTTGTAGGGGCTCACGTTGTTCGAATCTGTATACGTGCCGGTGGCTTCTGCCCCTGCTTGAGCCCCGTGCGGCGGCAATTTATTTGTTTTGAAATTGACGTCAAACTCCTGCAAATACGGAGGCAAATCCTTCTTAGCCGAATTGTAGGCAATGGCAAGGGCAGCCTTAATGTCGTCGCCCCACTCTCTAGGATCTTTAGTTAAACCAGTAATATTGCCAATAAGAGTGTTAGCGGCTTCCACCTCATTAGAACTTGACTGCTGCAGCAACTGAACAAACTGCTCTTTCATCGACTGAATATTTGCGCCGGCCTGAGCACCCACGTCTTTAATCGCATTAGCCGTACGAACCTTCATGCGCTCAATACTCAGATTTAGAGCCTTTTCCGAGCGCAACATGTTCTTGTTAAAATCATCGGCCATATCTTGAAGGGTTTTGTTGTACTCCTCCGTGGCTCGAGCCATCTCAATAGCGTGAGCGTCATTAGCGCGCAGGACACCAGTTTGGTAATCCGCGTCCAAGCGCGTGATACCTGTATTGAAGTCCTCCAGTGACCTACTAACGCTTCTCTTAAAATCTTCGTCAGCGCGAGCCATTTGCTTATCAAAATCAGCCTGTGAGTCAGACATGCTCGTATTGAAATCGGTCGTAGCTCGACTCATGCTTGTAGCAAAATCGGCATCCGAACGAGCCAAAGCCGTATTGAAATCTTCAAGAGAACGCTGGTAAGACGTATTACCCATATCCGTCGCCAATGCCCCCGCAGCAGCACCGCGAGCATTAACAGAGGCATTGATTTGACCCACAAGAGCGCTGTTACCTTGCAAATCTGACACCAGGCGTTGTAATTGCTGGGCATTTGTTGAGTCCGACAAATTCAAGGCCTTGATTGCTTCTTCACTTAAGCCCATGGAACGAGCCGTCGCAAGGTTGCCAACCTGCTTTTGCATAGCAGCCGTCTGATCTTTCAGATTCGTCACCAGTTGCCCGGCGTCCATCACCATCTGAACACTCATACGCTTAAACGGGTCGTACATCGACTTAGCAGAATCCTCAACCATACGAGCTGTCTGCTTATTGAAATCCTCAACCATGCGAGTGCGAGACTTATTGAAGTCTTCCTCAGCGCGCCTTTGACCTAGGAAGAAATCACGGGAAGCCCGAGTGCGCCCCACCTGATAATCATCTTCAGCGCGCGACTTCTGCACGTTGAAATCTGCCTGAGCGCGCAATGCCTGCCGGTCGTAATCCTCATAAGCTCGCGTCTTAGTTCTGTTGAAATCTTCCTCAGCGTACAAAGACGAACGCCGGAAATCTGCTTCCGACCTTTGCACGCTGATACCAAAATCTCGAGCCATACGCTGACGCGTAATACCAATATCCTCAGACGCGTACTGGCGTTGGATACCAAAATCTTGACGTGCATAACCCTCATTCAAACGGGCATCACGACGAATGGAACCAATCTGAATACCCGAGGACCGATTGATGGAACCAATCTGTGCCGTCATCGCCCCATAAGCACGGTTAAGGCTTGCCACAAGTTCCTTGCCCTGAGCTTGCGACTGAACACCCAAGTCTCGGCCTGACTGGATTACGCCGTTCTGATTCCTATCAGTACCCATAGGCATGCTTGTAGCAATTTGCCCGACGCGCATACCTTCAAGAATTTGCAAAGCCTGAGGGCGGCCTGCATATTGCAGTTGCATTTGCTGTTGCTGCAACCCAATAGCCGTATTTACGGCTCGCTGCTTATTTGAATCTGTAGGCGCAGCAACTTCAGCCAATTGCAAAGCAAATAGCGCTTCCGCGCCTGTTTTAGTACCCGCTCGAGCATTAGCGGCATATGCCTGGCCAGCAACATAACGTTGATTATCGCCGCCATAAGTGTCGTATGCTCGCTGCGCTTTGCCTAAAGCGCTCAAGCCCTTTGACTGTTCTGCTGACAGATCCGCAACAGTAGTTCCGTATGTACGAGCGGCCTTCTCGGCTTCAAACATGCCATCAACAAGTTTCGCTGCCGACCCCGATAGAGCATTAAAAGATGACTCAAGGCTCTTGGCTGCAGTTTCACTTTCAGGAGCCTTAGTGCCAAACATGGAAAAGTTGTTTGAACCAAACTTGTAATTTGATGCTACAAGAGCCTGATAATCAAGTCCTGCAGTGATCTTGCCGTCGCCTCCGTCGTATCCGGCAACACCAGACATGAAGTCCGTAAACGACATTTTGTTGTTGAGTGCAGCCGGGCCCATCAGGCCAGTAGACATACCGGTTGCGTTCGCTTTATCCTCAGAAAATCCAAACAATCCACCGATTGCTTCAGCTGCAGCCTTTCTATCCGCTACGGACCCGTTCAAGGCCGCGTTGTAGATTTTCTGTGCTTCTTCAATAGTTGACACAGAGGTAGCAGAAATATCTCTGCCGCCAATTTTGGCTGTTCCTCCGTAAATGCCTCCAATTTCGGTAGCACGCTGCTGTGCAGAAGTCGCCATTTGAATAGCCATATTTGTTTGGGCTTCATTTGTTTGACCAGAAAGCAACTGACCTGCAACAGCAAGGTGAGGACCAACCAAGGGGAGGATCATGCTTCCCTTTTGCATAAGCGAACCAATTCCAGACAGCGCTGGCTTGTTCGCTTCCATGCTTCTTAGAAGGCTCGTGTAATCGACGTTTCCGCCACCTTGTGACCTAGGCTGGAAAAAGCTTTCCATATCCTTTGCCACTTGCTGCGCCATAGGTGCGCCAACCTGACTAGCAACATCCGACAAAGCGCGGGCAACAAGATCAGGTGAGGCATTGGGACCCAGCGTTGCCTGCAACTGCGCACCAATAGATTGACGCGTCTTTGTGTCGCCTTGGATTTTGAACCGCGCTTCGTAACCTGGCTGAGTCGCCTGATTCAACTCACTGTTAGTCAGGCTCAAAGCCTGCTTCATAGTGGAGTTCTGATCAGACAACACATTTGTATTGGCCTCAACTTGAGCAGAAAACGACACCAATCCCTTGCCGGCCTTACCTACAGACTCAGCAAAACTGTTGTACTGGGAATAGATGTCCTCACGGGAAACGCGAATCTTTCCAAGATTCTCTTGCTGACCCTGGTACATCTTGTAACCCGCATAGGCAGTACCGCCAGCGGCAACCAAACCAAGCATTGGGCCGGTCAGGCCTAAAGAACCAAGACCAGCCAACCCCAATGCGCCCGCTCTATAACCTGCGCCTCTAATAAGCTCGGCAGAACCAATTACGGCTTGCCCTGCACCTCGAGCAATCAAACCAGCACTACGCGTAAGCGGTGTTTCCGCACCGGACTTCACTAGTGCACTAAATGATTGTTTAGCCGCATCCGCAGCTTTCTGCGCTGCAGCAAAAGCCTCACGGTTACCCGTAAGCGCCGCAGTACCCATGGTGCGAGACGACTCTTGGATTGTCCGCAAGAATGCTTGACCCTCCACCGTCCTGCCAACAGGAGGAAGGCCTGCGGCAGTGGAAATGTAATTTGTGCTTGATGCGTTAAAAAGCTTTTCAGCACCAGACAAAGTAAATCTGGCTGAAGCACCAGCCAATCTTCTGACTGAAGATTGCTGGCTAGCGGCAAGAGGATCCACTCCACCGCCTGGACGCAAACCCATCATGGCGGCCTGAGCCAAGTAGCCAACGCGCTGACCTCCACCAGCAGCAGCCCCGTATTCGCCACCAGACATCGCAAGGCCGCGGCCCGCAGCAAACCCTGACTCCTTGCCAAAGAGTTTGCTGCCAGCAAATTTGCTTAAAGCAATAATTCCACCGGTCTGCACGGCACCCATAGCAAGAGACCCAGCAACCCCCGCACCACCGGCCACACCCAACGCGGCTTGCCCCGGCCCCGATTCAGTCAACGACGCCATTGTGTTTGACACCGCGCCAGCAATCTGCAACTGAGTCTTCGCAATACCCAGCAAAGGCTTGCCCACATTTGCCACAACCTGGCTCATGGACTCCTTGAGCTTGGTGGCCTCATCCACCACGCCACCCATAGCAATTTCAGCAGCCTGTGACGTAGCACCAGACCCGTACGAAGCAACAGCCTGGTTGATGGCTGCTCGAGGACCACCCGCACGAGCCAAAGCCGTCAACGACCTCGTATCACGCACCGAATCAAAACCAAGAGCATCCAACTGGCGAGAAATATTCGGCCCCTGCTTCGCCACAGCATCAGCAAACCGATTCAACACCTCCGTGGGATCCTTCTTAAAGGCAGCCGACAAACGATCCGTCGTCGTGCCCAAAAGATCCGCGTACGCCTTCAGGTCAGGACCGCCGTCGCGAATAGACCGGTTCATATCCAACATGACCTTGTTAAACGTGTTAGCGGCCCGATAGCCGTCCTCGCCAAGGCTGGACATGGCGGTCGACAAACCGATCACAGCAGTCTGAGATATGCCCACTGTGGCAGCAACAGGTGCCAAAGCCTTAGAAAAGGCAATCACACTTGGGGCCGTACCGCCCAGTTTGGCGGTAGCGCCCACCACGGAATCTGACAACGCGTCAAACTGGCTGATGCCATTACCCATGGCCTTGTTCAGCTGCAGCAGCTCCGTGCCCACCACGGACGCCGCAGTTCCCGTTGCCGCGCCCAAACGAACAAACGACTTCCCAAGGGAATCAATCTGCTTCTCGGACTTAACGCCAGACTTCATGAGCGACTCGACCACATCCACGGCCTCGCCCATACCAATGGGGAAGTTACGCGCAAGTGACTTAGTCGTCTTCTCCAAAGACGCAAATGACTTACCCGTGATAGCGGCCTTAGCCTCAATACCAGCCAACTGCTTCTGGTAGGCGGCAGCAGTATCGACAGCAACCGTATTGACCTTGTTGAACCCCGTCATGCGGTTCGTCAGGCCTACAAAACCCTTATTTAGGTCAGCAACACGACCATTAAGGCCCGACGCCACATTCGTGTACTGCTTGGTGACAGCAACAGCCTGCCCCATGGTCTGCAAATATTGGGTTGCATCGACATTCAAGCCGATATCAACCATCATCTCGCTCATTTACAAACCCCCCGGAAGACGGGAAGCTTGTGAGCGCAACTGCTCGACCGTGTCTTTAGGCAACAAGACGATACGAGAACCCGGGAGGGACTCTTGAGTCTCGTTGGAGACTTCTTTGAGGTAACAGCCATGGCACTGCAGCGTTGACGGCTCGTACGCAAAGCGATCCTCCTCCCATTCCCACTGCGCCGTCCCACAAGACGGGCACTTGCTGCCTGACTCCAAAAGCCAAGCGACGAGCTTTGCCCGGTCCTCCGCGTCCCAGTCCAATAACTGCGAATGGGGCAGGCCGTGATCAGCGCACCAAGAAACCTCTAAGGCGAAGGCGGCGTCGTATCGGAGGCGGGCTCGGTGAAAGGGACATCAAGGCCCTTGGAATTCACCTCAACCGACGCCGCGAACAACGCCATCACTTCGCCTCGGCTCCACTCGTCCGAATCCCACAGTTCCTTCGCCTCGTTAGGCGTCAGATGCGGGGTCACCGAACAAGCAGCAATAAGGGCGGGACCGAAGGAATCGGGGTTGTACGTCATCTGTTCCTTCTTCTGCTCCGACGTCGGAGGATGAAGGCCCACCAGCACGTCATAGGCCTTAGAGCCAATGGCGCGCAGCGTGAAAACGTACTCAATAACATTGCCGTCCTGATCTGGGACAGCCAGGACAACCTCCTTGGTGCGCGGAGGCTTGTGCTTAAGGTCCGCGAACGTGGCGGGCCTGCGGGTTTGCGTGCTCATGGTGTCCTTTCCGACTGGTCTGGCCTTACGGCCTCGGTTTGGCTTGCTAGTGACGGCCCCGTCCGACTTCCCCAGCCCATCAGGGCCGTCACCAACGATCACAATTACTAGTCAGCAACAACAGTTGCGTGCTCAACCGGCTCAACCGGCACAGCAGCAGTAAGGGTGAACGTCTGAACAGTGTTGTTCGTCATCGCCGACGCAGTACGTGCGGTGATGGCCACGGGCCACACCTCGACGTACTCACCGGCAATAGGCATGTGGCCCGTGCCGGTGCCGCCGAAGCGGGAGATGTAGAAGTAGCCGACAGTGCCGCGAGTCAGGGCCTCCCACGCAATGTCGTCCGCATCATCACGGTAGAAGTCGCCCGTGAACGATGCCTGAACGGTGCCCGGGATGTTCGTCTCGAACAGCGAAGCAAGGCTTGGGGTGGGGACCGTGTTGCCCTGAGTCTGAGCGTTGATGGACACAACGTATGCAGTCAGAACGGTGGATGCCGCAAGCTCGGCATCCGTAGGACCCGACAGGCTGACCGGCTTGGTCAGAGAAAAAGCAATCCAGCTCTTCTCATTGGGAATAATGCGTGCCATGGTGGTGCCTTCCTGGTAGTTACTCGCGCGAGAAACTTTCCTCTCAGTCTAGAGGCATTTTGAGGCATTCTGCTCAAGAGTCAAGCATCAAAATGAGGGTATCTGACACACTCCACAGGGGCGGGTTAATCGAATCGTCACGCGTCATCGACCCCAAACCAGCCCACCGGGCACCCGTGACCTCAAACCCACCAGCCGGCTGCCTCATAAAGCCACTAACGGCACCGCGCACTTTGGTCGCCACGAAATCAGTCTGAGCACGAGACGCCCCATAATGGGTCAGCCGAAACGTCACCTGCCACGACTTTACGAGCTGGTCATACGACAGCGGCATATCCCTGGTAGTGGCGCCGGCAATCGTCACTACCGAATACGGCACAAACACACCTGTATTTGGTTCACCATTCAACCAACCCACATTCTCGGGACGAATACCGTCCCCCACCTGCTGCTCACTCAGAACCCTGAAACCTTCCAAAACGTCCACAAGAACACGACCTGTGTCAATCATTTGAACGCCCCTCTCAACGCCCTCACAACAGCCACAGAAGCCCTACGAGTCAACGAGCGAGCAACCGTGCGCGCTCGAGGACCCGACACTCGAACCGTCGTGTAATTGCCATAAATCTGATGCCCATACACCTTCGTGCGAGCCATCGCCTGTAACCCGGCAGCCTTCGCCTGTGACTCAGCGAAATGGCCACGGTCCGCAAGCTGCTGCATACGCACAGCAAATTCATCAGGCTTCACATCACACCAACCACTCAGGCGGAATCGTCGAATCCTGATTCAAATTAACCTGCTCCCAACCCGTCAACTGCAACCGATGCACCACAGGAAGCAAACCCGCCGTCTCCACGTGCATCACCCGAAAAACCCGATCAACCACCATCCGGTCCTCCTGACGAAGAACCTCCACCATGTCGTTAATCATCGGATCCACCGTGCCAAGCGACGTCACCACCGGAATCGACAACACCGTCGTAGCAAAAAACTGAGGCACATCACCCAAACCCACCGTCATCGGCCCAGACAACACAGCCAAATGACCACGGCCCTCATACACCACATTGTCAGAAGTAGCCGTACTCGAACCATCCACATGAGGCGTAGGCGCCGCCATATGAGAGACCCGCACAAGAGTGTTCATATTCCGCTCCACATAACGACGCGCCACCTGCAACGCCATATACGTAGAAAACGGCTTCGGATACGTCACAGCCCTACTCCGTCGGCCACCAGGCCGGATCATCCGGATACGGCACCTGAGGCTGAGACCCCGGATCATAATCACCGTAATCCTCACGACCAGCCCGAAAATTGTCCATAAACCCAACACCAAAACGAAGCGGCTTAATAGACGGATCCGGATACTCATCAAACAAAACACCCTCCACAATCGGAAGGCCCGCCTGCTCAATTTTCCACTGATCCCGCAACGACTCCGCAAGAGCGTTGTACTTCTCCTGCAGCTCAGACACCGCCACAGACACACCATCAGCCGACACGCTCACCTCACGGGCAAACGAACCAGCAACAACCTCACAACACTGAGCAGCCGTCAACAAAACCGAGTCATACTTCGGCATCCACAAAGAAATCAAATAACCAATATCTTCATTGGACAGCAACGGACGCTCATGATCCACATCCTGAATGAGGAAACGGATCGCGTCACGATCACTAGACGACGGATCACCTGAATACGACCAAGACATGGCCGCCTACTACATTATTCGCCGAAGCGGATTCGACATGTCCTTAAACGGGCTCACAGAATCATTCATCCGGCGCTTACGCTGCACCGACGCCACAGCCGCATTGTTCGTCATGCGACGCTTCATGTCGCCACCCACCGGCTTCAACGAGCCAACGCCCTTAAAAGCATTACCCATAGAACCAAACGGGGAAGCCTTCGCCACAACACCAAGGTCAGAAAGAGACTTACCCACATTCATTTGAGCAGCCTTCTTATTCGCCATTTTGCGACGAAGAGGACCAGTAGCAGCAGTACCAGCAACAGCCCCAGCAAGGCTCCCTGCAACGGTAGTACCGAGCATTACCGCGGGACGACGGCGTAGACGACGAGTCGCGTGAGCACCCAGTACCGAACCACCGATAGCACCAGAAAGCGCCCCAGCATTCGCAACATAGTTTTCACGGCTCTTCATCTTCATGGCCTTGGAAAGATTTACTGCCTCTTTCCATGACGCCTTAGCAATCAAAGACAAATCCGAAAACGACTTCCCCACCGATTCGCGAGCCGCACGACACTCCTTGCACTGGCAATCGCAACCCTTAGCAGGCTTACCCGGCTTACAGCCACACTTACACGAAGCACACATAACTACGACTCCTTCACCAAATCGATATAGCCAGCACGAACCCACGACTCCACACGAGGCCACGACCCAGCCTCAGGAACCACAGTCCCCGGCTTAATCAACCGACCATTCAAACGAAGAGTCTTACGAGCCACATACGAAGGTCCCGCAACCACAGGAGCAGCCTTAGCCTCACGAGGCTTACGGCGCTTCACAAGAGCCGGATCAGCAAGCTCAAACATGTCAGTAGTCACGGAACCACGACCTCCACCTCAGAACAACGGCCACTGCCATCCACAGCAGAAACCACGTAATCCCCCGGCCTCACATTCATGAAACCGAACGTCCGAGACGGCTTCGACTGAGACATTCCCGCCAACGAAACCGTGAAAGGCGGATGCCCCTGAGCAACCTCCACGCTCACAGCCCCCGCAAACGCGCGCACCGTCATCACCGGATCAGACATTTATGCGCGCGGCGTCACGTTCACTGATGCCGACTCAGCCCCGGCACCCGCAGCATTAACTGCACGCAGCTTGATAGCCACCTGAGAACCGTTAGTCAGGCCAGTAATCGTGACCGGGCTAGACGCATCAGCAGGACTCAACGCCGTCCACGAACCCGAACCCACCTTGTACTGGTAATTCAAAATGTGGGAATGATTCGCGGCACCAGCCGTAAACGCAATCGAAGCAGTCGTATTACCTGGAGTCGCCACAAGATTCGTGGGAGCGCCGGGTACCGACGGAGCGTTGGCAGTAATAACAGCCTTATAGATTACGGGTGCAAGATACGTCGGCTGGGGATTCCCTAGCCGCGTCTTACGAGCGTAAATATCCTCCGCCGGCGCAACCCAGCCTTTACCCAAAAGGGCCTGCAAGTCGTGCAGAGCCTCAATTTGGACATCCTCAAGCGTTGTACCAGCAGGAACGGCCACGCCCGCGATCGTTAGATCGCGGGTCGTGACCAATCCCGAAGGAACTCGAATCATTGTTACTCGACCACGTTGTAAGCGAAGATGCCAAGATCCGGGCAGACAACCTTCATGTCGTAGGTCATCTCCGACTCAACGCGATCCGACGCAATGTGCTCCATACGGAAACGCTTCACGCGGATCCCCTGAGCGTTGCCGCCGAGGTAGCCGTTCCACGTAAACGTGTAACCAGCAGAAGGAGTCATCAGCGACGGTCCCGCAGGCGCGTAAGCCAGCAGAATCGACTTGGAGTTAGCGATGAAGTCGTACGAAGCAGCAGCATCCTGAGCCTTAGCGTCCGGAATCTGCGGAGTCGTGGCGACAGTCGCGTACGAGGTGTAGATCTGCTCGATGTTGAACAGCGTCGCAATCAGGTCCTCGGTGACGATGCCCTTCTGGGTGTACTTGATGCGGTCGATGATGTCTGGGTGCTGCTTGAGGTACAGCATGACCTCAGCGCCAAGAACCATCTTGTTGGGGGCAAAGCCCGTCTCGCGACGGAACTGAAGCACCCAGTTAGCCACATCCTGCACCGGGTTCGAGCCAGCGTCACTCCACTTAGTGAAGTCATCGCCACCCTCGTACTGGGTATTCCACACCGACTGAGCGAAGAACTTAGAGTTCCAGTCGATGTCGCGCTTGAGCAGCATCTGGTTGGTGATGAACTCGGTAGCGTCGCGATCCAGATTGAAATTGGAATCAGCGTTCGAGCGGAGCTGATCGTCAATGTCCTTGTGTACGGCGTACACGTGGGCGAAGTACGAATCAGTGTCCATCGTCCAGCCGACGCCCTTGGACTCAGTCGAAGGAGCGCGACGGGCAACGTCGGTACGACGCCAATCGGACTTGCTGTAACGCCAGTACAGGTCAGACTGCTTCTGGACAGGGACCTTTGGGAAGATCTTGTCCGAAATGTAAGCAGCCGAAGACTGCATGTAAGCGATCGACACGTTGGTCAACGGAACGTTGACGTGTAGATCTGACTGTGATGGAGACGGCATGACTTAGTTCCTTCCTTCTCAGCTCTTGAGCAGGACGGAGACAAGCTCCCCTGCCGCATCCGTCGACGTGAGGGCGATCCCGTAGGTAATCGGGGTGCCCGAACCCGGGACCGTAATGGCGCGACCCTGAGCGTCAGTCGTGACACGAGCGCCGGCAGTAACCGCTGCACCCGCCATTACGAAAGAAACGCCACGGATAGCGACAGTGGCTGCCTGATTCACAACCTGCGGCTTCGACTGAAGCACGCCGATCGAATGGTCAGTGTTGGCGGTGCACAGGCCAGCGGTCTGAACGCCGGTAACCTTCACAAACCGGTACTGCTTGCCGTAGTTCGGGTCAGCGGAGCCAGGAAGGCCCGGAACGCCCGTGTACGTGGCAATGGAAGAATCAGCGTTCAGGCTGATCGACCGTAGGCTCTCGTCAAAAGCCATGACGTCACCGTCCCATCTCTGAAATGTAGGCGTCGTACGCGGAGGGGTTCTCCGAGAACATTGCCGTGGTCATCTGTGCGTGGGAGAAGTCGGACTTACCCACGTATTCGTTTGCCATCGCGTCAACCTGGTCCATGACCGAGCTGTTGCTGGACTCGCCGATGTAGCCGATCTCCTCGTACAGAGCGTCTCCAACAGCGTTGAAGATCTCGTCGATGACATCCAGCTCTTCCTCCGTGAGGACCTCGGCAACGGCCTTCAGGATCGGGCCAAGCACCTCGGGAGAAACCGGAAGGTTGTACTCAGCGGCCTTGGAGATGAACGCCTCGGTGACGCGAGTGTCGTGTTCCTGCTCGGCCCACGCGAGTGCCTCGGCGGCCTGAGCCTTGTAGACCTCAACCTCGTTGAGGGCCTTGGCAATGACTTCGTCGCGATCAGCGTCGGTCACGGCCTTGCTGAGCTCTTCAATGATGGAGTCGCCCATGGACTTTTTCATCTTGTCAGCGGCGTAACCTGCGCCAACCGCGCCAGCACCAAGACCAGCGCCAGCGGCAGTAAGGCTGCCCGGTGCTGAACGGAATGCTGAACGGCCAGCGCGAACGCCTGCCTTCATCGGGTTCTGGGAGCCAAAAGCCATTTCGCGATTAAAGCCCTTGCGTCCGGCCTTCATGGCGCCAGCGATGCTTCCCCAGCGAACGGCCTTCTCGACGTTCTCGTCGTCGCCGTCCTCAACAAAAACGTACTCGTTGCCTTCAGAGTCAAACACGGTGTCACCGTGCTCCAGCTCGTCAACAGCGACTTCCTGACCTGCCTCGTCAAACACGAGAACGTCATCAGCCATGGGTTCCTCCGACATATCGTCGCCCCCGGATTGGAGGCTCTTGGAGAAGGCAATAAGCGAATGCTGGTTTGCTCCGCGGTCAACAACGGAGACCTCGTCGATGTCGAGGTCGATCAACTTGCTTACTGGCCTACTCATGATGTTCCCATCATGGGGCATCAGAATGCTTCACCGCAGAAAAGTTGAGCGTCATTTTCTACGAAATTAGGCATTTTGATCACCTAACGCAGTAGGGCCACCCGAAGGTGGCCCCGGCATGCTTTATCTGACCTACTGCCAAGTTTGATTACGGCGAGAAATACCGCGCTTATATGACGCCACCGCACCCACACCCGAGGCGGCAGCAACCGCTGCCAAACCAGCCTTGCGGCCCAAAACCTTCTTTGCATTCGCACCCTTAGGAATCAGGTAACCGGCCTGCACACCAGCACGCCGTGCTCCGCCAGCGGCCTCACTCAATCCACGCTCGGCTTTTACACCATTAGCGGCAGCAGCACCGGTCACGATTGACGTACCACCCAGCAAGCCCGTAGCCATACCAATACGGCGCTGACGGTCCGCTTCAGAGTCGTAGTATCGCTTCTCGATACTAGTCCCGTGACCTGTCACCGGAGCGGTCTCCGCCTTGGACATAAACGACTGCTCAATCGACTTAGCAACGGCTGACTTAGCGCCAAAAGCGCCCATAGCAGCTGCGCCTCCAGCAACCCATCGCGCACGCGAAGGAACCTTCTTCAACATCGTTGCTGCTGCCTTGTGCGGCGCAAACTTCATCTCAGCACTCAACGCTGCCCGCTCAGCCCGCTCAAACGCCTTCATGTTCTTAGCACCAAACGCTCCCCGGCCCATTGTCCGAGCAACCTTGACACGATTAGCCCGATCCGTCTCAAACACCGGAGCGAGGAAGTAACCCACACCGGCACCCAGCGCTGCACTAGAAGCACCACCAGCAATCATGCGCTTGTGGTTATTGGTCATCGCCTTTTTCACGCCAGCCTCCTGAGCCTGCTTCTGCCTCAACTGAGAATTAATACTACGCCGGCCCAACACGTCACCCGCCAGCTCAGCACCATGAAAACCCAACCACCCCGTCGCGGCAGCAGCGCCAGCAACTTTCCCGTGCTTAGCCGCAAACTTCGCCGCAGCCTTCGTACCAGGATTACGAGTCACCACCCGATCAACTCCACCGCGAACAGCCGACACGGCCTTCTTAGGAACAAACCGGCCAGCAGCCGCCTTAACACCCTCCGGAGCCTGCGATGCCAAATTACGCGCAGCCGTGTACATCGGATGGGTCGCGCCAATAATCGCGACAGTGTTCAACGTACGAGCAGTCTTCAACTCACCCTTGGACTGGCCCTTGGCCGGTTGAGAACTCACAACGATCCCCTACCCTCACCAATGGGTGAATACACCGTTGCCCGGCCTTGCACGTACTGTTGCGCACCACGCACCATGCGGCTACGCCGCCAAGGCCAGTTGATCTTTCCCCGCATATTGTTTCCGCCAAACGCCATCATGCGGGCGCCTGCGTACATGTCCAGTGGGTTAGCCACAGCAGGATGACTTGTAGAAAACGACGTACGCGCCCATTCAGGAATAGGCAGGTCCTTCACCTGATCCGCCTTACCCACGCTCACCGCGTCGCCATTAGGAAACATGTCACGCCTGCCCTACCTGGACACGCTTACCCGAGCCATGAATGGAAAAACCCGTCACTTCTCCAGACTTGACCTTGTTCCACGTCTCGCCGTCATGAACCTTGTAACCAACCCACCAACCGACAGGGAAATCCTCAGGAAGACCCATCTTGGCGATCTTTTCCGGAGTAAAAACGATTGACTCAATCATGTTTGAGGCATGGAAAGCTGCGTCGCCCTCGCGCTTGTGTTGATGGCCACCCTTACGGGAATCCAGAACATACTTGTACGCGGCCTTCTCAATCTCGTCAGGCGTGATCCAGTCGCCCTGACGATCCACGACCGGCTTGCCGTCCATCTCCACGACAGAAGCCCAGCCAAAAACCTCGTGCTTGTCCTCATCAACCTTGGAAAATTCCACGTCCCACGTCACCATGGGGCGATCAGACTTAGCCATCGGAGACGAAATACCACGAACGTCCATGGCCACGGTCTTCTTCACAAACCGGCCGCGCTTGGCCTTGCCCATTGATCCGGGAACGTGAACGGAGGACATATCGGGGCTCATCTTGACCACGTCATTGGGCCCGTACAGGTACGCCCAGGCTTCGCGGGAGTCCACGACATCACCAAAGAGCGTCTCGACCAGCTGGGTAAAGCCGGGATCGACGTTCATGAGCGCGTCAACTGCTACCTCAGAGTTCACTTTTCCTCCTTTGTGAAGCATTATCCTTCATTTTCACAAGCACCACGCCAATCGGAAGATCAGGAATTTCTTCCAAACCGATGCCTGATTCGTCAAGGTTTCCTGTGCGAACAGCAAGATCTCGAGCCCCAATAACGCTCTGATCCTCAAAATCCAGTAAGTGCCTGTCACCTCGTTGGAGCGCGGCAAGCGCTTGTGGGTCGCCAAGAATTTGGTAGCCGGCGGGCTCGTTGGGGTACGTCAATACTCGCGCCCTCATCACCGGATTGTCTTTATTTGAGCCTTCGCTCACGTATTCAAGGAAAGGAAGTTGAAGACTTCCTCGATCATCCTTGCTTTCCAGCAACATAGCCGCCTTTTCGGCGACGGCTTCTGCTTCCTCAAGGCTCAACAACGCGTTTCGCCCGTTGACAGGATTTATTACTTTAGTAATTCTGTTGTCGCTGACTTGGGCAATACGAAGAATTCTGTTCAATGAGTCACTAGCAGACGTTACGTTCTTATTTGCTAACAGTTCGGTGTCGTCGTGGTCACTCATAATGCTTGCCATGCTGGTCATGTCAAAAGAATCATCGACCTTGTTACCGACAACATCGCCGCCAGTAATCTCGTAAAAAGTCCAGAAATCTTCAGAATCAAACGTGAGAGCCCCCAAACTTTCCCATGCGCCCTCTGGTACGTCAGCCACCTGAGCAGCACCCAAAGCCCGCATACGCTGCATCACCGCGTCGCGAGCAGCAAGCGCATTCTTCGGACGTTCCATTGCCTGAGGCTTCAACGCTGACAGTTTCCTTGCCGCCTGTCGACTTTCTGCCTCACGCGCTTGGGCCTCTTGAGCCGCCTGAACATCACGCATGTGCTGAATCTGCTCTAACTGAGCCAACACTTTCACCTGGCGGTTCATGCGCCTACGCCGGCGATCCTGACGATCCAAAAAAGCCTGATTCACCGGAGGCTTCGGCTGAACGTCCTTATCTTTAAAACGCCCCTCAGAATCGCGTGGATGTTCCCGCTCAAGGAACGCGTCGGCCTTAGAGATACCCGGGTAACCGTCTTCGTCCACGTCGCTGGGTGAATACCTTCGCAGCGGGGTTACCTTGTCTTGCTTTGTCAAAGGAAACATTTTCTGATTCACAAGCTGGATATCCACAACTCTGACAGGGCGTAATCCTTTTTCGCCCCATGAAGGATTGTTGGTGTACTGCTCCAAATGAAAACGGTCATCGTAATCAAAGAAATTGAGTTCGTCCCCTAAAGACAACATGGCAGAATCAGGAATAATCTGACCGCTGCCCTCATCTTCATGAAGGCTCTCGCCAAAATTCAACGGAATACGGCCATCGGCGCGGAGAATCACAAAATCATCCGCAGAAGCCAAATTGTCATTTACTTGACTTTGAAGATCAGCCAAAGCATCTTGGGCCGTATACCCGTATAAGCCATTTCCTGTCAGCGCTTTGAAACCCGCCGCAGACCACTCGTCCACACCTGAACTAGCAAGCATTTCAAACTCATCGTTTGTAAGAATATAAAAGCGCTCCCCCAGCATCGAATGCTCAGGTAGTCGTTGCGAGCGCTGAGACGTCAACTGCTCATACACCTCTTCGTCTGACGCAGGCGTATGCTCAAACGGAATCTCCTCAACAATGATTCCCTCATTCACGGCCTGACGACGAGCCTGCTGCATGCCCATTGCCTGCCGGCGTATCGCATCACCAAAAGGCGAACCCGTCATCAACGCGTTCACAGGCCGCTGCTTCAACTTCGGCTTAACAGGGGCCACCACCTGCTTCATCTTCTGACCAGCAGAAGCCTTCAGCTTCTCAGCCTCACGCTGAGCTTGCTCAATCTGATTCTGCTGAACCACCAGACGCTTCATGCGCCTCAAGCGACGGCCACGGCGATCCTGACGATCCTCAAACGCCTTATCGGGTGTCTTGCCGCCAGAAGCTGACGGCTTATCACTGAACTTCCCTGACGAATCCCGAGGATGTTCCCGTTCTTGAAAAGCCCCAGACTTAGAAATAGTGACGTCACTCGACTCTAACTTGCCCCGATACGCCGCATACTCCATCAGCGCGCGATCCGCGTAATCATCAAGAACTCGAGGAGTAACCCGAGGCTCACGCAAATGCTTAGCCACAGGACCCAAACGCTCCGACGGAATCCCATGAACCGCAATAACCCGGTCAATCGCATGCGGGAACGCCATCCCTGAACGCGTCAACGACGTAAACAAATCCACGCTCGTACCCAAAGACCTATCATGCAAGTCCTGCGCCCACATGTGACCGTACGAAGCAGACGCCTCCCCCATCACCGGAGCCACAGCCTTTGCCACCGCAGTAGCAACGGGAGTCAAATCAACCCTGTCTAAGCGGCTAATCAACTCACCGCCGTCAACAAGCGTGCTCTCTGCTAGCGGCCTCAAATGCTCCAGCGCAAGCCCGTGATACGCCAACACGGCCGTACCCACGCCCATGCTGACGTCCGTATCGCCCACTAGCCCAAGAGCCCATCGGGACTTCTCTGGGTCAGTCCACCAACGGTTCACGCCACCCTGCGCTTCCTCGCCGGATTCTTACGAGACGTACCCATAGGAACAAGAGAACCCTTCAGGGGCTGCTCAACACGCGCGCCCGAAGCAAACATGCGAGCACCGGCTTTAACGTCCGCCACCGAAATCGTGGACAAAATCCTGTTCTGACGGGCCTCCGGCATTTCCTCAATATTGAGCGAAGAAAGCCTCATCGCCTGAGCGGCCCTAATTTGCTCCCACAAGTTACGCACATCACCAGCATTGCCACTGCCAGTTTCCTGAATAGCATCCTTCATAGCCATACGAACGTTCTCTGCCGCTCGACCACGACCAATGGTGTAATTGCCCTCAGTCATAAACTTGCGCATGATTTCGAACCGCTCATCAGCGTTGTACGACGTGAAATGCAACGTTTTGGGGAAACGACGAGGAAGACCTGGATTGGCTTGGAACAGGTTTTCCATCTCCTTGTCGTAACCAGCCATGATCACCACCGTGTCATTGCGATGGTTTTCAGCCTGACGCAGCAGCTCAGCCACAGCCTGCTTGCCGTACACGTCATCCTTACCTGACACAAGGCCATAAGCCTCGTCAATAAAGATTACGCCACCAGCACCACCAACAATGCCTTTTTCGGCATTACCCTCAAACAATTCCTTCACCCGCTGGGGTGTTTGGCCTTGATACTCAGCAATCAGGTCAGGAACAGACACTTCTTTAAACCCTGCATCAGTTTCCGGGTCTTTGTCGATCAAACCCAGCGAGTAGTACAAGCGACCAACTTCACGCGCCATGGTTGTTTTGCCCGTCCCGGGAGGACCAGCAAACACAAGGTGCATAGTGGAATCGGATGCAGGAAGGCCCAAAGACGCACGGCGCTGCTCATTAAGAGCCTGCGCATATAGGGAATCAATCTCACTTTTCAAAGGCTTAAGCCCCGGGTACCGATTAATACGCTCTTTTATTTCGTCAAAGGTCTCCGGCTCGGGACGAACGGAATCCCCTTGCGAACCCTCTCCTGCACTGCCAGGCTCAACGGGTCGCTCGCCTTCAGAACTCTGACTCGACTCTGAGACTTTTTGACCAGCCAACGCTGGCCCGACTCTTTTGGGAACACCTCACCTTCTCCCAAAAACTGCAGAGCCCGACCCATCGCAGCTAACTGCCACGCAACAAGAATAGGTTTCTTCAAATCATCAGGATTAACGCTCCTAATGTCTTCCAGAGTGACTTGATCCACAGGCTTGCCCAAAGCCGGCGCAACCTCAGCAGCAAAATCCGACGCCTTAGGGAGGACTTTGCGATCTTTGTCATTGAGAGCGGCTTCCACGCGCTTCTTAGTGTCAGCAAGACGGTCAAGAGACGCCAATTGCTCCCGCGCCTTCTGAGCCACACCAGTCAAAGAGTCGTAATCATCACCCGCAGTAGCAAGTTCAACAGCCCGATTCCACACCTCTGGCTCACTTGAGGCATAAGCCAGCAACTGGTCCTTGTCAGAAATGCCAGCCACAATGGGATCCACCGTAGGAGCACGCCACGAGTTCTTGTCCGCAATCGGAGAGCCAGAGAAAGGCTGCTGCATCAACTGAGCGTCAGCCGCGAGACGAGCTGTGCGGACAGTCCACTCAACTGCGTCGTCGTAATTTCTTGCTCCGCCAAGATCATTTCCGCCCGCAAAGAAGTCTTGGACCCCCTGGCCCTCAGAAAGGCGTCTGGCAAGAACCGAGGTGACAGCGTCCCTATCCGACAATGCCGCTACCAATTTCAAAAAACCCTTTGGATTAGCCATGGCGTCTTTCAAATCGCTGTCGGGCTGCGACACCAGCCAGTCCACGATCTCGGTATTAGTACCTGACAGGGCATCAATAATTGTCAAGGCATTACCCGGTATCCGATTAGGGTCTATCTTCAGGCCCATGGGAATTTTGCCGAACTCGTGAGCCAAATCCGTCGCAGCCTTATCCCTCACCTTCGACAGCTCTTCCGCACGGTCAGACAACCGCTGCTGCAAAGGGCTGCTCAAAGGAGCAACTGCATCCGAAGCGCTTTCCGATTTAGGCTTGGATTCAGCAGCAATTGCCGCAGCAGCCGAAGCAGGAACGGTACCGGATCCGGTACCAACCGATTCGGAATCACCGCTCTTGAATGAACGCGGACCAGCAGGCTTATAAAAACCCTCTTGCGTTGAGTTCGCCTTCAAACCACCTGGGCGCACATAACCCTGATCAGACGCAAACTGGCGACCCTTAACCCCCTGCAGACCCTGCTTGGACGCAAAATCATTAAGAGTCTCGTACCCAGCACGGCGAATGAAATACGGATACTGCTGTTGCAAAGTCTGCAACGCCACCGCATACCCCTGACCATTCAGGCGCAGTTTGTTTGCCTTCGTAGACTGAGCAACATCAACAGCCTCAGCCAATTCATCAGCGAAACGTCGCGCATCAGCACCCTGCAGTCGCGCGCGCGGCGCACCGTTATAGCGATCGGCCAGAAGGTCACTCTCAATGCCCTCAATCTCTTCCGGACTAAGGCGCTGAGCGTTCTCACGAGCCTCATTCAACCGCTCGTCAATCAGTTCCTTCGTGCGGTCCTTATCCAAGCGAAGCGACCTAACATCCTGCTCAATCTTCAACTTGTCAGCAGCCGGAATATCCTCAAGGTACATTCCTGACCCTTCAACCGCGTCAAGAATCTTCAAGTACCGGTCGTACATGCCACGAGCCTTATCACTCATCGCTCGAGCGCCACGGAAATCAGGGCTCATCTCCAACGTGAACACGCCAGAAGGAGACACCACCGTCACCATCCGAGCACCCATGGTCACAGCCGAATACACGTCCTCGCCCGTAAGGCCACCCGCCTGACGAGTACGCACAAACTGACCGCCACGCAAAGCCGAAAGATTCTTCAAATCAAAAGGCAAATAATGGTCATCGGCATACCCCACAGCCTGAGAAACAATCTTTCCGTCCGCGTTAATCAAAATGCCTTGGCTTGGCAGAATCGTGCCCGCCTTTTGAGACAAGCGCGCAATGATCGGATCCTTCGGCAACGTCTGGGCAAGCTCCGCGCCAGCCATATCCGCCCGCACCTGCATCTTCAACGAATCACTGGTCAAACCCTCTTGGCGACGCTGAACAGCGTCAATCATCAGACGCGAACCCAGCTTCTCCGCTGCGCGAGGACCATTCACTGCAGCAGCGGCGGCCGCTTCCTGCTCACGGCTAAAACGTCCCGAAGCAAGAGCATCAACCTGTCCCATCTCCGCGCCGTTGAACATGCGCACAAGATTCTTGTCCGGACTGGTCTCCGTGCCCCGGTAACGATAAGCCGCACGTTGCACGTACGGGCCCAGCACCTTCTCTGCCTCAGGACCCATCTCGCCCACAAACTGCGCGAAACGGCCGTACTGGCCAGCACCAGGCACACCCGTCAAAACACCGCCGCCTGCAGCCATTTGATTAAAGAATCGAGTCAGCTTAGAGTCACGCGACTTCGGATCCACATTAAGAGACGACGCCAAAGCATTCCACTTGGCGCGGTCAGTCATTGCCACACCAATAGCAGCCTTTGACCCAGTCGACCCCAACATGTTCAAAGCAGCAATCTGCTGAATCGTCTCCCGGCCAGCATCAGGCCCCGGATTAATATCAACGTGAGAAAGCGTCTCCGTGATATCCGGGCGTTGCGTTCCAAGATTGGGGATCTTGCCGTTCTTGACATCCTTCAAAGGAATACGAATGGCTCGAAGACCATTGCCATTACGCACCCACAGCGTCGCTTCAGCTTCATCGCGGACACTTTTAGGGAGACCTCGCTGAAGTTCACCAATGAACTGCTCGGCTTCCTGCCACTGCGCCTGAGCAAACTTAATGCGCTCGACCTGGTCAGCCTGCTCTTGGGCCGTGCCCGACAGGCTAGACGGTTTAATGCTTCCGTCCGTGTCAACAAGCCCGCGAATCTCAGGATGCAAATCCGCCGTGCTGAGTCCAGCCGTGCTACGTCCTACAGGATCCTGTGAAATGCTTTGAGAAAAGCGCCCCAGAGCATCTCGGTTGACTGACCGTTGCTGACTGTTTCCATTGAACGTCCACCACTCAAACGCCTTGCCCACAGGTTCTGGCTCCACGGCAGCCACAAGGAATTGCTCCAGACCAGCAAGCCACTGGGCAACCTGCTGTACTTCCTCATCCGGATACGTCCCCTGTACCGCTTTCGATACGTAACCTCGAGCAAGCTGACGCTTAGCAACCTGCACACGATCCAAAGCCCACGGGCCCACAACCGCGTCAAACACGGGCCGATACTGCTTTGCCAGATCAGTCAGGTAGTCATAAACCACCATTTCCACCAGCGCAGAACCAGCCTCCTCATCCTCACGGAAGACCTTCGACACAACACTCAGCACGCCCATAGCCTGCCCCTACCTCACTGATCCACGAACGGTGTATTTGCGGCCAAGAACGCTCGTGGCGACATGACCCGATCTAATAGCCGGCTTACGTGCAGCCAAAGGGATACGCGGCTTGATCACCGGAATCAGCCCTTTTTCCACCACACGTCCACGGCCGTACACGCCAGCAGCAGCGCGCTCTTTAGCCTTTGATTCAATACCGGCCATCCGCTTGTCCCAACGGACAGCCTTACGTCCCTGTGTAACCGCACCCATGCCCGTCAACGCCGTCAAACCCGCACCTGTTGCGCCCCACGCAACACCCGCCTTGCCACCGTGACGGAACCCGTTAACTGCGGCATGAGCATTAATGGGCGTAAGTGCAGCATTTAGTGCAGCATTACCGGTAGCCCGGTTACGGCCTCTCTTCAAATACTTGTATCCGGCTTCGGCCTCAGGAGAAATCCTCTCCCGATACTTGCTCAAAAACCGATCATCAGCCTTGTGCACGCCCTTACGCCACGGCGCGCCACCAGCCACCATGTTGTCAAAAGCATTCGGATACGGCCGACCAGCCGCACGCGCACGAGCCTTCGCACGAGCCTTCTGCTCACTCGTCAACGCCTTACCCACACCATCACGCCCAGAAATAGCCTTCGCCTTGCGTCGAGCATCGTCCTTACTTGACGCACCCCACGCACGAAGAGACAGCAACAGACGTGTCGGTTCACCATTGGGCTTGAACTCTGGGCCAGGCATATTGCCCATCCGAGCCAAGAACGACGCCCGACGCGGATTGTCACCCGACTTCACCGGAGCCTTCAGCGTCCCGCCCGTCTGTGCGTGATACGACTCCCGGCCCTTCTCGTTCAAACCACCCTTAGGGTTCTTACCCGCAGCACGCTCCCACGCAGCAGACTTACCAAACTTCACCCACGCCCCAAGCTTCTTAGGATCAGTGACATAAGCAGTCTCCGCACCTGTCTTTGGATGAAGCCGGGTGATCTTGTGCAACCCATTAACGGTAGGACCGTGATCAGTCACTACCTCTTGACGACCCACAGGACTCACCCACACTCGCTTACCGGTACGCAAAGCGCGCAAAGGCTTGTCTGGCATACCCGGCAAGGGCAGTTGAGCCTTAGCAACCGGATTCCATCGTTTGTACTGCCCAGACTCTGGACCCGAATACGGCTTACCAGCAAGAGCATTTCGCGACTGTGTACGGAATCGTCGGGCTGTCGTCAACTTTGTGCGATCAAACGGCTCCAGACTTTCAATATTCGGAGTGCCCTTCCTGCTCATGTTTCGCGCAATCGACCTGCCGTTGCGCACCGACTCAATACGACGAAGTGCGTAATCATTTGCCGGGACTTGGGCATAATGCTGCAACCGCCGATCTAGGTTCTTTGTGTTGGGAACTTTCAATACTCTCGGCAGTCCCTTGGCAAACTTCTTCTGCTCAAGCTTCTGCTGCGCGGCATAGTTGAATGACCCGACGCTTCCCGTACCAATTGCGGCAATACCCAGCGCATTGGATGCTTGTGTGGCGCCCTTCTCTCGTCGAGCAAGATTCTGCAAAACCTTCAACTTACCAACGCGAGGGACCTTTGACGTGGCTCTAGCAAGTTCAGGAGCGCGCAAACTCAACGCTGTTAGCCCCATTGTTCCTGCTGCAAGAGAGATGTTTCGACCAGTTGTCTTGCGATGTTGTAACTGGTTGTATTCCTTATCAGTCAAAGCAGACTTCACCATCTGAGTGCGCTTACGGGCCTCGCGATTGGTCTTGATCCGAGACTTAGCCCGATTAGCCTGCTCAAAACCCGTAGCCGTACGCACCGTCGGCTTCACCACATCATCCTTAAGGCGGACACGCGCAACCCTGTCCCCAGGAGAAACCAAATTGAACGCCCCGTACGCTGCCAGCGGCAAACCCACCGCGCGCACTGACGTCGTAGCCACCTTGCCCGCCACATAAGGCACATGAAGCGGATGCGCAGCAGTCTTACCGCCACCGCGCACAAGCCTTTTTGCCTCGTGAAGAATGGCGCGAGGAGGCGTTTTAACCTTCTTACGCTCCAACATGCGGTCAAGGCCGTAATTGGCAGCAGACGCGCCACCAATCATTCCTGCACCAATAGCTGTCGCCTCAGCAGCATGCAAACGGTCGTTACTCATGAGCGTGCCGCCAATCCCAAGCCCACCCGATGAAACCACTCCGTGCCTGTGTTCGTGTCAGCAGCAAGCCCAACCGCAATACCGCATGCTGATTTCGCCAACATGACAAGCGCGTCTTGAAGCCCTACCCCATGATCTGATGCCTCCGTGACGTACATGCGAAGCAACTGATTGGCTGAGAACTCATCACCCTCCATCACCAGAGCGCACATGCCCACGCCAGCACGACGGGACGCCTCATGAATGCGGTACGTCACTGCGACCTCCCCGGCTTCTCGTCTTTGCCAGATTCCTGTTGCTGGCCCGTAGCGCCCTGCGCCTGCATCGGGTCTTGGCCAGCGGCAGCCATGGCTTGATTGTTCTGGGCCATCAAATACTCGGTATTGGCCGTCGCAAACTCCGTTGCTTCCGACCGCAGCTGCAGCATGCGCCGCATCTCCACCTGATCCTTATCAAGCTTGGGCAGACGCGCGGCCTCACGCACGAAGTTCTCCAAATCACCATCCGGGAACCACGTAACACCGGTGCCGGCCATGGCCTGCATGAACCCAGCCAACTGCGCGATATCAGGTGAATCCACGTCCGTAGGCTCAAAATAAGGCAGCGTTTCCGGCTTCCAGCCGTTCACCATAAACAGGCGAGGAACTGCGTAGCGGTTCAGTACGTCTGCAATGGACTTCGCGATCGTGTTCAAGGACGTACGGAAGATGCCAGTCTTGTCCGTGTGCAGGCTGTAGGAGCCAACTGACTGATGCCCAACCAAAATGAAATCAGCAAGGACCGTCATGAGGATGCGCTCCTCATAACGCTTAATGATCGCGTCCGTATTGAACTGGCGGCCACCACCGCCACCCATCAACTCAAACGAATACAGCGGCTGCTTCGTGTCCTGGTCATACGCCATCGGGAACACAACGCCCTCTTGCTCATCGCGGCGCACGCTCTTAACCATCTTCTTAAACGCATCCAAAGCTTTCGCCTGCTCTGTGCCCGCCTTCGCACGCAGCATCTCCGCAGGAACCTTCACTACCGGAAGGCCAGCAAGATCACGTTCCACTCCCACAGCCTCAAACTCTTCAAGGCGCTTCTTCATGTACCACGGCCGGTAAGCGTTACGCAGCATACTTACGCCTTCAGGGGAGCCCTTGTAATGGCGGTAACGAAACAGCAGGCTTCGATCAATGGGAAGCGTGGTCATGCGGTAAATAGGCGGGGCCAACTGGATCATGGCCTGCACGTCGCCTGAATCATTAAACACCCATCGCAGCAAAGTCTCCTGCGCGCGGATAGGCATTTTGCGCCAACCAATGAGGTCATCGTTGTGCTTGGACCTGCGACGAGGATCCCGGTCCCACATGCCGCCGCGGCGCTTATACACGATCTCGTGCCACGACCAACCAAACGACAACATGGTGAGGATTTCTGTAATGAAATCACTCCACGGGTTGGTCATGTCATCGCGGCACGACTCAAGAAACTCCGCAGCCTTAGCGTCCTGAGCACTCTTACCACCAGGCTTAACATTCCATTCCACGTTACGAATCAAATTGGTGATGGTGAACAAAAGCGCACCGACCATCGGGTCGTTGTCACTCATCTCCTTGAAAATCTGCACAGCCTTACGGCCACGCAACTGAGGCAGGAACTCCTCATCCAAATAGCCCGAGGCGCGACGCAGACCCGTGGAACCCAGCTCTACAAACGGGCCGAGCTTGAGGGCTTCCTTCAGCGACTCATCATCAGCGCCATTCGTGTCAGTAAACCCGTTGTACTCAACGGGCCTTGATGAATCAATGCTCACGACTGCCTCCCGTGGTTCTTCAGCCACGTAGATCCGGCATTAGCCGAAAGCGGCTTGCGATACCCCTGAAAATCAACCAACGTGGAACCACGTTCATCGGCAGACGGTCGAGCAGACCGATACCGGTCCATATCAATCACATTCGGACGCATCCGCTTCAATTCCACTACTGGAGCCTTGTTCTTACGATCTTTGGAACGCTCCGCGGCTACACCAAACCCCACAGCACCTGCAGCACCAGCGAGAGCCCCTACTCGTCCCGCACGAAGCATTCGACTACTGCGAGCCACGTCTTTAAGCCCTGCCGCATGCTTGGCCTTTGAATGAGCCGCTTGAGCACCCAGCCTGCTGGAATCACGCTGATTTGCCTTGACGCCAAACTCCAACGCACGCGCCTGCATCCTGTTTCCTTCAGCAGACGCGTCCATAGCTCGAAGCCGATTCACGGGATAGAACCCTGAACGGCCCGGCTCGGTGTAGCGCTCTACCTTGGATTTGGTTGCTTTGGGGACAAGTCGCGCGCGCGTACGGGCGGCTAGGGTTTCACGCCGAGAGGCAACCGATCGCAGATTCCTGATCTCACGTGTCTTTCCCGCGGCAGCCGCTGCATTGACCTCAGACAAACGCTGGTCAGCCGGCCAATTGGCGTGCTCTGCCACTGTCACACGAGCCGCATTCTTACGCTTGGCAGCGTTACGCCACGCAAACCCACCCGCAGCACCCGCTACTGCTGAACCAGCCGCGGCCGACGAATACTTGTCTGCAGTGTTCTGACTCACGACTGATACCCCGCCTGGCGGTTCTTCTTCTTGGCATAAGCGCCATAACCCACCAGCCCTGCGCCTGCTGAAGCCATAAGAGCCCCGCGTGAACGCAGCAGCTTTTGGCGATGAGGTGCACTGGCCACAAGACGGTCGGCGTGCATCAAAGAGTTCTTCGCTTGCGTCACATTGATTGCCGCGCGCTGAGTGGCTTTCTTACCTGTGGTGTTGGCTAAAACGGCCCTGCGGTAGTTGTAAGCACCTTGTACTGAATTACGGGCGTCTACCGTGCGCTCAGGAAGTCGTCTAGATGACTGCAGCAAAAGAGCGCCAAGCCCAGCAGAACCCACACCAGCAGCCGTCGCCGCCTTACCGGCAGGAAAATACGCAGGAACAGTGTCGTCCTTAGAAATCAAGAAACGCTTCAGGTCACTTAGGCTGCCCATGAAATCTCCTCAATCAAGTCGCTCACGGGGAACTCCGCAACCATTTCCAATAACGGCTGGTTATCCACCAGTTCCGCCAGGGCATCCACAATCGACTCCCCCACGGCCTTCTTCATCTCGTCAAGATCGCTTTCAATGACCTCAAGATCTGAACCGCACATGCGGTCCTCAACCCGCGCACACGCAGCCAGCTCATCAAGAGTGACAGGGGCAGCAATATCAAGGTCAGCCATGACGGCCCGAAGCCCCTTGGCTACGGCAAAACAGCGCCACGAGACCGTTTCGTAATCAACGCTGAAATCATCAATTTTTACGTTCACGGCATGGCCACCGGCTCTGATTCCGAGCATGATGGAGCAGGCATATGCGCGCCGGATCACTTCTCGGTCCATAAAGGAAGCGTAGTGCCTCACAATGCCTCAAAGCGACTAACCATGTGTAACGAAATGGTCACGATGCAGCATTAATGTTCCACGTGAAACATTACTAAACTTGACGACCCACAATCGACGACAGCATCCAGGCATGCTTACTGTGGGTATCAATACGGTCCGCAAGGAAATTCATTAACCCCTCAAGATTGACGTCCTCGGCTGCATCAAAAGCCTCATACAGGCAATCAACCACTGCCTGATTAGCCGCCAGCGCATCCTCAGCCATCTTGATCGGATCGGTACCCGGGTCCAACGACCCCACGATTGAGGGCGCAACGATTTCCTGAACCGTGGGGGCCACCAAAGCACCGCACTTGCGAATGTTCTCCGCAATAGGGTCCACGGCTTCGTCTAAGTCCTCATACAAGTTGCCGTAGAACTCATGAAACTGGGGAAAATTCGGCCCCATGACATTCCAGTGGTAGCCCTTGGCCTTGTAGGCGAACGCCACGTTGCTGGCTAACAGCCGGCGCAGGCACTCCACAAGCTCGTCCATCAGAACCCTCCTCGTCTCAAAGACAAGAGTAGTGCCTCACAATGCCCCATAAAAGGCATCCTGAGACACAGACTAGGTATCGGTAAACCTATTCCTCATTGTCAAACCACAACGGCTCCACGAACTCCGTAGCCCTTTCCACCGTGGCCGTAAACCCAATCGGTGTCCCAGAAGATTCAGAACTTGCGAGCTCTTCACTCACCTCAAGAACCGCCGCCAAAGCAACCGTGTGATCCAGTAGCGCCGTTACCTGCCGGCGCGTGTACTCAATCCCATCGACCGTGACCTGAATCGCTCCCGCCACGATCTTGACCCGAGCCACACCTCACCGGCCCTCGGAAAGAGACTCAGCAATCACGGAATACCCCCGAATATCGAGGTAATTATCAGCATGATGGCTGACCGACGCCCGTGAGCATTTCACCAAAATCATGCACATGGCCACGTCATGAGCTGACACCGGCACACCCAAATAGGCCGACCACAACTTGGCCGTCCTCACCATGTTGGGACGCGCATCCCCATACGACTGGGCTCTCGTAGCCACAACATCCTCAGACATCAAGCCACACCTGGTACTGGGCGCTCACTCGCCCACCTTTCGGGTCCACAAAATGGAGCCTTTGAGACGGAATAGCAGACGACGCTAACCCGACCGATGCGTACCGGTTATCGCTCTCCGTTGACCCCGTCCCGTACACAGCCCCTGAACCATCAGCCAAACTGGACTGGTAATGGGTGTGATAGTGCCCGACGTAGACGTCACGGAAGTCCCACGCGTACGAACCTGACCGCCATCGATTGACGTGATTGACGATGGTATTGCCGCTGGCATACCCGTTACGACCGATCTCGTCGCCATGAATGAGCAGCGCACGATAGTTACCTATTTCAATGCGTTGAATATCTTCCGGGCAGTCATGCCACACCAGCCGGTCTGTGCCTGACGCAATCAACACCTGACGAGCCAACTCGTACGTCATACGATCCGCGTTATCGTGACGGGGAACCGCGTCTCGCTTCGAGCCCAGGCGCCCATGGTTACCCCACTCAGCCACGACCTCAACCTTGTCGTAAATAGACAAAGCACGGCGGACAACTTCCACCATCAAATTCGATACCCGCACGAACTGCTCAAACAACGTCGCATCAATCTCAAACGGCTGCGTTGGGAAATTGAACAGCCCCTCGATCATGTCCCCACCGAAAGCAATCACACAATCATTGACGGGATGATCGGCGCGCTGAATCTCAGTGATCCGCTCAGCCTTATCCACAAACCGCAGAACACGCTCGCGCATGACCTGAGAGTTATAGGAAGGAGTGAGCTTGGCTCCCTGCCAGTCCGTCATATGCCACAGGGCCGTTTCCGCATTCTTCTTACGGCGGTCCGCCGCAGGTTTGATAACCCTGTCCAACGGGTGAGCCAAAACAGCGTCACGAACAGACTCCACCACGACAGAAGCCAATCGGTCATTGCGCTGACGCGCCTGAGCCAACTGGCGTTGCGTACGCTCAAGCGCCACCCGCAACTGGTCACTATCAGCCTGCTCAACAATGTCGTCAGCCAAAGCCCCCATCAGCCCGCGCACCTACCGGACCGATGACGAGAAATCGCGTGATCCTTCAAATTCACATCACGCTTGGCAAGAGCACGAGAAATAACCGACGTGTACAAACTGGAATCAGCAAAAGCCTTCTCCAGATCCTCTCGATCTTCTTTACTCATGCCAGACAGCAGTACACACACACTGCAACGTGGACCCTTGCGATGCTCAGCCTGTTGAGTGCGAATCTCGTCAAGAAGGCTCACGACAGCTTCAACACTCCATACGGGGTCCAATTGGACCATCCCAGATACGTCAGTCCCCAACGCGGAAATGTGCGCGGGGCGTAATCGATCTTGGTGGGGCGCATGTAGTCATTCGACAGGCACTTGTCCTTTGTGGTCTTGCCTGCTGCCAGCGCCACGTGACCGTACTTTCCGCCTGAGTAATACAGAATTGCGCCTCGAGGAGCATCTTCTGGCTTCCCGCGGTGCTTGAACTCATTCGGAATGCGCTTCCACGCGGCAATAGCGCTCGGGGCCCACGCAGGAACGCCATAAGCGTGCCGGCAATGGGACTGGCACATGCCTTGCCACGACTGGGTGGGATGCGTGATTTGGCCGGTAGAAAACGCCATGACCTGATCAACGGTCTTGTCAAGGAAATTAGACATGTCAGATCTCCTCAACAATGTCGAAAAACTGTCCTACGCCCTTGTCCGTCAGGGGTGCGTCCTCGTCAGATGCAGAGTCAGCAACAACGTGCTCGTGAATTTCGGCAACTGCTTCCACGTGCTCAGCTGCATGCTCAACGACCTCTACCGGCTCCGGTGCGTCAGCGGGGGTGCTTTCGGTGGTGTACACCTTCATGACTGATCTCCCTGGTTAGGGGCATCGGCCTTGTTTGAGTCCACTCCGTACTGCTTGGTCAGAGGAGTGATCCACAGCAACCCATAACCGATTGCTGCACCCACAAGGGCGCCCACGGCAGGATTGAGGTTCAGATCACCAATGTGCTGAGATGCGGCAGCAAGAAGCGCCGCCAGCAGACCGATCAGGAAGTGCCGCAACTGCGGTGAGAACTTATCAAGCATTGTGATGCCCTCTCGTGAAGCGTTCTGATACACGAGAGTACCAAGTGAAGCACCGTGCCTGCTGAGAAGTGAGGCTCCTTTTAGGCCGCTTCGTACCAGCGCAAGTTGTCCACGAGCCTGCTGTTGTACGGGTCCATGCACAGGGCCTTCACGCCCTGATGTCGAGCCTCAGCAAAATAGCCACACTTATATGCCGCCAACGCAGCCAGATCATGAGGAGCCGCACCCCACGCAAACGCCTCCGACAAATACTCCAAGGGACGCTCTTTAATCGCCAACGCTCGAGTGGCATAACGCAAACACGATTCCCACTCTTGGGCCTTCATTGCCACCTGAGCCAACTCCACCCACGCCTCCCGACGATTAGGGCACTCCGCAGCCGCCTTCAACAACCACTCCTGGTCATTGGTGATCTTGAACAACCACCTCATCGAGGCCGCACGCTCGGGCTTCCATGTCGCCTTCGGAAGGTCCAAATGCCGCAAAAACAGACCCTTGGCTTCGTCCATGCGCTGGTTATAGAAATACTCCCGAGCCAAGTAATAGGTATTGCGGTCATCCGTAGGGTCTTCTTCCACCGCCATCTCTAACAGCGGCAAATACTGGCTACGCGACTTCGTGTGATCAGGATGATGGTGAATCTCCGCACCACACCACACCTGCTTTTCCACACCAGCCGGAGTAATAACCTCATGGACCGGATGACGCCAGAAATAGCCATGACGTGCGTGCATCTTGTCCCCGCCATACACCAACCCCGGAACGCCCTCCCGGACCCAACTCCACGTGTACTGGTAGCGAGGACGGGTAGCGCCCTCAGCAAACGCCTTCTCCACGTGCGCCCGCCACCCCGGTTGTATGACCTCGTCCATGTCCAAAGCAATACAAATATCGGCGTCTTCAGGCACCAACGCCAACGAGGCGTTACGGGCCACATCAAACCGCCACGGGCTAAACGTCTGCACAGAAACAGACACACCCTCAGCCTCAGCTGCAGCGACCGTCCCATCCGTTGAACCGGTATCCAAAATGATCCGGTAGTCAGCGTCCTGGCACGACTGAGCCCACCTACTCACAAACTGCTCTTCATTCTTAGCAATCGTGTACACAGCAATCTTCATTACACCCCTCCTAGCAGCACGGAAAAACAATGCGGACAGCCGCCACCACAAGCAAGGCGACACCCGCAAACCCCCACAAACGCACTACATTCCGCCCAGCAACATCACGGTCACCGTCGGATCAACAGACGACGAACCCGCAGGACCCGTAGCACCAGTGGCACCGGTAGGGCCTGTAGGACCTGTCACCGTTGACGCCGCACCAGTAGCACCCGTAGGACCTGTCGGACCAGTAGGTCCAGTTACTGTGCTAGCGGCACCAGTTGCGCCAGTCGGACCCGTTGGTCCCGTGACAGTTGATGCAGCGCCCTGAGCACCAGTCGGTCCCGTAGGGCCAGTCACTGTGCTAGCGGCACCCTGAGGACCGGTAGGACCGGTAGGTCCGGTAGGACCGGTGACAGTAGACGCTGCACCTGTAGGACCAGTGGGCCCCGTAACCGTTGAAGCTGCTCCTTGAGGACCTGTTGGACCTGTAGGACCGGTTACGGTAGAAGCAGCACCTGTTGGGCCCGTAGGACCAGTAACCGTGGATGCCGCACCAGTAGGTCCCGTCGGACCAGTTGCACCTGTCAAACCCGTTGCCCCAGTAGGTCCAGTAGGGCCTGTCACTGTTGAAGCAGCACCCGTAGGACCAGTAGGACCAGTAACCGTCGATGCGCTGCCTTGAGGACCTGTCGGACCCGTGGGGCCCGTTACACCCTGAGGACCAGTAGGACCTTGAGAACCACCAGCACCTGTAGGGCCAGTCGCTCCAACAGCGCCCTGAGGTCCGGTCACGCCCTGATTACCTTGAGCACCAGTAGGACCAGTAGGACCTTGAACCTGGCCTACGTTCTGCCAAGCAGACCCATCCCACACCCACAAATCAGGATCAATAATGTACGCATCCCCTCGACTACCGGTGGGATGAGCAGCGACAAGCGCCGCATACGTTGCGTACGAGCCTTTAATTGTGACCGACGTACCAGCTGCACCTTGAGGTCCCGTATCACCAGTGGGACCGGTGTATCCCTGATTTCCTTGCGGGCCAGTAACGCCTTGAGGTCCCGTAGGTCCTGTTACTCCCTGAGCGCCCGTCGGACCTGTGTACCCCTGCGGCCCAAGATTTCCTTGAGGGCCCGTAGCACCCGTAGGACCTACGTTGCCTTGCGGACCCGTAGGACCCGTGTCACCAGTAGAACCTGTAGGTCCAGTAAAACCTCGAGGACCTTGATTACCTAAAGGACCAGTATCACCCGTAGGACCAGTAGGACCGGTAACTCCTTGAGCACCGGTAGGACCCGTGGGCCCAGTCGAACCTGTAGGCCCAGTAACTCCTTGAGCTCCCGTAGGACCTGTAGGACCCGTGGGCCCAGTCGCTCCAGTTGCACCCGTAGGACCAGTCACTCCAGAGGAATACGGCAACGCATTCCACAACAGTGAACCGTTACCGACCTTGAACTTTCCTGTGTCAGTTTCAAGGCCCATTTCGCCTTCGGCAAGCAACGGATTGCTTCCCGACCAATCTCCTGATGTTCCTCGACGGAACTGAACTTTGACAGCCATTAGCCTGAAACTCCTCCGCAATCAATTACAGGAGCTCCGCCATAGGAACTGGTAGGCGAACCTGCATCAACGTTCTGAAAAATTGGTCCGGTAGGACCGGTTGGGCCTATAAGGCTGACCCAACCGGTCCCGTCCCAGAAGCGAATATCGCTCACTGCACTTCCTCACCCAGAAGCAACGAACTAAATAACAATCCACACGTCGCCAATAGCAGGAGACATCGGAGGCGTCTGCGGCCCCGTCGAATACACCTCAATGGAATGACCTGTCGGACCCGTATCACCCGTGGGTCCTGTGTCTCCGGTCGGTCCGGTATCTCCTGTAGGTCCAGTGTCACCAGTCGGCCCGGTGTCACCTTGGGGACCCGTAGGACCGGTGTCTCCTTGAGGACCCGTGTCACCCGTAGGTCCGGTATCGCCTTGGGGACCAGTCGGGCCAGTGTCACCCTGAGGTCCGGTCGGGCCGGTGTCACCAGTGGGGCCTGTATCTCCACGAGGACCGGTGTCGCCCTGTGGGCCAACAATCTGGCCAACGTTCGTCCACGCAGAACCCGTCCACGCATACCAGTCGCCTTCGTCCTCGACGATGCGAAGGTCACCGATGTCATTACCGAGCAAGGGAAGATCGGCGTACGTAGCAACGGCTGCGCGAGCCGTCATACCTATGCCCTGAAGACCCTGAGGACCGGTGTCGCCAGTAGGACCGGTCGGGCCGGTATCACCTGTCGGACCCGTGTGCCCGGTAGGACCAGTCGCACCCGTCGCACCCGTGGGACCTGTATCGCCCTGCGGGCCAGTATCACCAGTAGGGCCGGTATCTCCCTGCGGTCCCGTCGGGCCAGTATCGCCCGTGGGACCTGTGTCGCCCTGAGGACCAGTGTCACCAGTTGCGCCAGTAGGGCCAGTGTCGCCTTGAGGGCCAGTAGGCCCGGTATCGCCAGTCGGACCGACTATGGAAACCCAAGCCGTTCCTGTCCAATATCTAATGTCCGAGACAGAGTTAGACATCTCAGATTTCCTTTCCTATTTAGGGAACGATCCAACGATCACCGGGTTGGGGATCGCGCGGTGCAGTAGGAGTTTCTGTTTGAGCTGGTGCATAAAACGCAGGACCCGTAGGCCCCGTTGGGCCCGTAGGACCCGTACCCCCGGGCACACCTGGAATGCCCTGAGGACCAACATTGGATAGTGAAATAACGAACGCCTGCTCAACCTCAACAAGCGAACGCCTGTTCTGCGGAAAACTGACTAATGCCACCGCGTAACCTCCGGATCGACAGTCACCGAACCTTCAAGAAGCCGTGTTACCTGACCGCCGTTACCGGCCTTCAACTCCAGGTCGTACACAAAAACCCCTTGCTCCAAGGACTCTGTTGTCTCAGCATCAAGCTGCAACAGAATCGTCCCCTCAACACCACCAAGAACAATGCGATCGTTACTGGTGGTCAACGTCAGTAACACCGTGCGACTTGCCGCCAACGCACGGATCTGCATCTCCGCCATCCAGCCCGTCAAATCAACAGGCACACCCGGATCAGCACCAGCAGTCCACGTCAAAAACAAATCCCACGAAGCACCCTGATAAATCGTGATGTCCATCAACGCCGGCTCTTGCATAACTACTCCTTGTCCAAACCGGCATGCTCAAGGAGCCGAGCAATGTTGTGCGAAATATCAGCCAACGACTCCCCGCCATTGCGGTACCCCGGCTGAATAGGTTGAGTCGCCTTCGCGATCTCCTCCCGCACAATCTCAGTCACTTCACGCGTAAACTTCGCCGACGCCAACCTGACCATTTGAAACACAGCAGCAATAACTGCGACAACACCAGCGGCAACAGTTGCCACCGACGATGCCGCGTTCATATCGAAACCTTGGCTGCTTACTTCAAATAAGGCCTGAATAGTTGTCATGGCAAAATCCCGTCACGTTACGACTTTGACGTCTTTGACGGCGCAGAAGCAGGAACGAAATCGTCAGGAAGAGCGGGGCTGACGAACTCGTCAAGCTCCGCGTCGTAACGATCCCCAACCCCGGCGTACTTTCCGCGGCGAGACCCCAAGAACGAGGTATCCAGCCAGCGACCCGGAATACCGTTAGCGTTGCAGTACTCCGTGACCTCATCATCATTGTCGTTGCAGTAAGGGATCACGATGACCTGCTCAACGATCCCGTCCTCGTTGACCTTGGCCGCGTGCGCGTTGTGAAATGGCATAACTGTTTCCTTTCTTAGGTAGATTGTTGGATTGTTTACGAGGTTGCCCAGCGGATAATGACGACGCCCGAGCCACCGTTACCGCCGGTCGTTCCAGCAGTAGCACCGCCACCGCCGCCCGTGTTTGTCGTGCCCGCCGTGCCCGATCCGCTGGAAGTTGCTGCACCGCCGCCACCAGTCCCACCGGCTCCATTGACGGTGTAGCCCGTGCCTCCACCGCCACCGGCATACGTTGTGCTTGTGCCTGTGATGTAGGAAGCCAGTCCAGCACCGCCAGCGCCGCCCGTCGTGCCTGTGCCTGCTGCGCCTGCGGCGCTCGCTCCACCACCACCACCACCGGCCCAGTTGGTGCTGCTGACATTTACGCCAGTAGCGCCGTTGTTGCCCTGTCCGCTTGTGCCAGTCCCGCCAGCGAGCGTCCACGCTCCACCACCACCAGAGCCGCCAGACATGCCTGTTGTGTTGCCGTTCGCCACACCTGCTCCACCTCCAACGCCATAAAAAGGTCCGATGCGGCTGCTGAGGCCGTTCTGTCCGTTGTAATTGGAGGACTGACCGGAGCCGCCAGCGCCCACAATCACCGTGTACGAGCCAGTCGCCAAATACACCGACGAGTTTCCGGCCTGCGTCGTGTCGAGCATCCCACCGGCTCCGCCACCGCCAGCGCCAGCACCTGTGGACTGTTGACCACCGGCTCCCGCTCCGCCCACAACGCACACATCAAAGAACCCGGGAGCAGTAACCGTAAACGTCCCAGAAGCAGTAAACGACGCCACCGAATAAGAACGGCCATTCACGCCATTCGTGCCATTACCCACATACGTCGAGCTTGTTCCACCCGACGCGACAGGGCCAGCACCGCTGATGCCAGTGATCGTGCGAACGATGACAATGCCAGAGCCGCCGTTGCCAGAAGCATTGTTGTAAGTCGCAGCGCCGCCACCGCCACCTGTATTCACAGTCGCATTAGAAGCAGCACTTCCGACCGCGCCAGCACTACCGCCACCAGAACCAGCCGCGCCACCAGCACCAGAACCACAACCGCCACCGCCACCGGCATAAGTGACAGAGGAGCCAGTTATCGAAGACGCTTTACCGGAACCACCAGCGCCACCAGTAGTAGAAGACCCATTGCCGCCGACAGATCCAGCGCCGCCACCGCCACCACCAGCAGCAGTCACACCAATACCACCGGCATTTCCGATAGAAGTGCCAGAAATAGCAGATCCACTCAAATAGGGACCATTGCCTGAACCCGTGCCGCCACCAGAACCGCCAGCCGGAGCCGGACCATAGGCAGCAAGATTGCCGCCGCCTCCGCCGCCGGGAACCGTGTAAGTTCCCAATGCAGAATACGTTCCATTATTTACCACTATTGTTCCTGAGCCAAGAACGTATGGTCCACCCGCTCCAACGGTAACCGTGTAACTTCCAGCCGCCAGAAAAATCGGTTGTCCACCTGACTGCGTGGTGTCCCACATTCCGCCAGCACCGCCACCGCCGCCTTGGTATGACGAGTTGCCATATGTCCAGCCGCCACCGCCGCCGCCGACAACCAGCACATCAACCACACCCGAATTAGCGACAGTCAACGTGCCCGACGCAGTAAAAGTCTGGACGTTATATGTCACACCACTCGACGTATACGAAGAAGCCGTCCCACCAGAAATAGCTGCATAACTACCAGGCGAAGGCACCGTAGGACCAGTACTCAACGTTGTTGAAAGCTTCTGAATAGCCACAATCACCACACCCCTTGAGGACACTTAGCTCGAGCCAGCCACGTCTTCGCCGGCATGAAACACCCACACGAAGAACACTGACGAGTAAACGACTTAAACAACTCACATCCCTTACACGCCTCAAGACGTGCCTTACGGTCAGCCCTACTGAGGTACTCCTCAAAAGGATTCAGCATCGTCATGACACTGACATCGTCGTAATCAAGATCAGGATTCATCACGCGGTCCTGTACGCGATAATGACAACGCCCGAACCGCCAGCACCACCGGAATGACCACTGTTGTATCCACGGTCGCCTGCGCTACCGCCACCACCACCACCACCGCCAGTGTTTGCGGTACCCGCAGACCCGCTGGAATAGCAATTGTTGTTATTGAAATCGGAGCCGTGCCCTCCAGTGCCACCGCCACCAGAACCGCCAGAGGCGCCCGAGTATCCGCAGTTACCGTCATCTGCGCCACCGCCACCGCCACCGCCACCGGCGTAATAAGTTGAAGTACCGGTAATAGTGCTCAAATAACCGTTTCCACCTGATTGCGCGCCATTTCCGATAATGGTTGCTCCACCGCCGTTACCAACAATTGATCCACTGGCACTTGATGTCGAAGAAACAAGGCTGGCATTTCCGTTAGCGGCACCAACAGTTACCGTATTTGAACCCACCGACAACGTGGCAGTTGTGCTATTAACATAACCGCCATTGCCGCCGGACATGATTACTTGAGAGGAAGTGGAAGAACCTGTTCCGTTATATCCGGCTCCCACAAGTAGCAAATTGAATGCACTTACGGCTCGTGTAACAGTGAAAGCTCCAGAAGATGTAAATTTGTGCACGTTCCACGTCTGACCTGTGCCGTTGTAATTCGTGACCGTCGTCAGAGTGCCACCCGAACCAGCGTTGAATGCCGTAACTGTTTGAGTTTTGGGTGAGCAAATGCCCGAGAAAGTGTTGCTAGCGTCGTAACCGGCAACCGTGAACGTGTACGAACTTCCCACGGTCAAGCCAGTTACCGAGTACGTCAACACGTTGCCAACGTCAATTGCAGACTGGCCCGAAACCTGAACCAAGTAACCCGTGGCATTCGGAATAGCAGGCCACGTCAACGTCACATTGCCGTCACCCGACGCCGTCGTCGCAACATCCCAGCCAATAGTTCCGCCAGGGAAAAACCCTGTCTTATTAGTGACCAGTCGAGAAATCGTCATTACGAATTCTCCACGCCATACGCGCTGATGTTCACCGTCGATGCGCTTGTAGACACATTTAGGTAGCGGGCGGTCGGGTCCATCACCAGACCAAGGGTCAACGCAACAGTGTCGTTACCCGCAATCGTGGACTGATACACGACATACTTGCCCGCCGCATACGTGGCTGTGGCCGTGTTGATAGCGATCGTGTACGTGGCGCTAGAGCCTGACGTATTGCAGATCACAATGCTAGAAATGACTGTGGAGGTTCCCGCAGTACCTGAAGCTGCGTACAACTGCACAGCCGAGCCAATCGTACCGTTACCTGCAGCAGCGCCAAGCTGCTTGTATGTCGCCGCCATGTCAGGCTCCCATCAATAGAAACATGTCACCAAAAGAGGCCCCGCCGCCGGAGGAGCCAGTCACCTGAACCCACGCCGATCCGCTCCAGTACAAGATCTGGTGCAGCGTGGTGTCGAAAATCAACTGGTTTGTAAACGGGCTAGCAGGCCTGTTTGCCGTTGACACCGCCACGGGGGCCTCATACAAGCCAGCGGACGTGTCAGCAAAAAGCTGAAACAGCGCCCGAAGATCGGCGACGTCCGCATACGCCGGAACGTTGAACACCACCGACCTGCCGGTAGGCGTGTAGGAATGCCCAGCGTCTGGCATAAAACCCCTCCACGATGATTCAGGATGCCTCAATACTAGGCGTTCTGAGGCATCACGTCACAAGATAAGGGTTGTCACCTTCAGACTGAACGGAAACTTCTCCCGAAATAGAAGTGTCATAAAACGCCTCCGAAGCGTCCGGGATCTTCACAAACCTCATCGGAGACTTCTTGACTCCCTCCATACCCGCAGGAGGAGGTTGCTTTGAAGCCGCATTGTGCATGATCGCGAAAGCCGCCACGTCGTCAGCCAAATGGGAATTCCACCGGCCAGGGGCATACACCTCTTCCACCGTTGTCCCCTTGTGGGAGTCAAATGCAGGCGTATTTGACGGCATCAGGTACTCGCCGTTTTCCACAGCCGAGATGTACTCCACTAGCAATTGGGTTCGAGCACGCCCAATCATGAGGATTTTGCGGGCACGTTCATCGATCAAGTCATTGACCACGTTGCCGATACCTGTGCCGTCATGAGCTGCCACAGCCTGATATGAATTCAGTACGTCATTGAACATGTCAGCCATTTCCGGCCACGGGCGCTTATTTACCCGCCTCAAATACACAATCCTGTGAGGCTTAACATCCGTACGGGCCACCACAATGACCGTCTTGTCCTTCTCTTTAGCCCAGTCAGCCCCTACCGCATACCAGGCATCATTACGAGGCTCCTCAAATACCCACAGGTCGTCGTTACCGGCATGACGCTCATCAACTGTGTCCATATCAACAAAGCACTTATTGAGTTTCTCCAGATCGAACGCGCGCGACCCGCCAGCGGGCTCACCCAGCTCATACTCGACGCGAAACAATTCAGCAGGAACCGAAGCCCTCTTACGTTCAATGAACGCCGGGTCCATCCAGCCCGAAGGATTGTCATCGGTCTTCAGCACCTCGCGAAAACACCACGTCCGTACAGGTAGGCCCTTACTCAACGCCTCGTCACGCACTGACTGGAACGTCCCCACGGGGTTCTGCCACGTTGACGAGGCCACCACCATTTCCGGGATCACAATCCCCCGCGCATTGGGTTTGGCCATCGCCTGCCCCATGGCAGCGTCATACACCTTGCGTTCCATCTCATCGATCTCATCCAAAGCCGTCATCTGCGGGTGAGGGCCACGAACAGTCTTTTGAGACGCCGGCAACGGCCTAATCCAGTTACCGCCCGTAAACGTGATCTGGGTTTGAATCTGAGACGCCACCGCATACACCGGGGCAGCAGGAAACAACAGCAAATTCTCAATGTGCTCTTGCACGTTCTGCGACTGCGCCATTGAGCCACCCAGCAAAGCCACGTTGATCTCCAACACGGCAGCCTTCGTCAACGCCAGCAATGCCAGCATGAGTGACTTACCTGTACCTCGAGATCCGTACCACAAAGCCCAGTTTGACTGATTGCCGAAATAGCCCTCAGCAAACGCGTCGAACGGTGCTACGTGATCCGGGCACACCTTCACCCGAGGAATTTCCACGCCCCACAAACGCTTGACCACCCACCACAACTCCTCTTTATCCCGGGGAGGCCGCGGCAAATGAAGCCTGGGGTAGACCCTGTTGTCGTTCTCGTCCAGCAAGATCTCTGTCATCTAGAAAACCAGCAAACCGATGGCCACCATGGCGCCACCGGCAAGAAAACCCATGATTCCGCCGAGAATGACGCCATCACGGTAACCGCTGGTATATCCGTTTTGATATGGCCAGCGGCTCACGAGTCAACCTTGTATCGCTTGGCTTTACGCAGCTTCCAACGCCACACAAGATCGCCAGTCTTCTTGTCCTTCTTCCAGCGACCAAGAAACTGCTTCACAGCCCCGGCTCCACGCTCACGCACTGACTGACGGTGTTTGCTGATCCACGAAGGACCTGAAGCATCTCATCGTCCTCGAAACACGTGTGGGCGCTGACAAAAGTCAGCCACGCTTCAGCAGCGTCTTGACGGCCTTTCATGTACGCCCAACTCTTGACGTCCTCGTACCACTCCAACGGGACAACAGCCCGGGAGTAGTCGATAGCAGGAACCTGAGGAATCTCATTGACAGGCGGTGCAGGGATTTCGTGGATACTCATGCTGCCTCCTTAGTGCGGCGGGCCCTGAGTTCAAACATGCCTTCCCATTCGGGGTGGGCTTTGATGAGTTCTCGGGCATACAGGCACGACAAGTTCTCGTTGATTTTGAAATCGTCGGTCTTGTTCGTGGAGAGGGCCATGTCCCATCTGAGACGGCCAAACAACAGGCTCATACCGGTTTTGGTGACGCCTGCGTTTCTTAGTTCACGTATGAGCTTCTCGAGGTACGTAAACACTTGCGGGTTTTGTGAGTGGTAGGCCTGGTAGGCCTGTTCCCATCTGTCCATGTGCTACATGGTGACACATTTTGCATCTTTTTGGTATTAGGTGTTTCGGTGTGTTTTTGTGAGTGTGTTGGGGGTTGTTTGTTAGTAGCTCGGCTGTCTGGCGTGGTGTTTTGTGGGTGGTGTGTTTGTGGTTGGTGGTGGGGTGGGTGTTTTTTATGTTGGTGTGTGGTGTTTGTTTCTTGTTGTTTGCATGCCGGCTTGTTCAGCCTTCGCTACGGAAGTCTACTGGGGTTGTCAAGTGCAGTTTGTTTCTGGTGGTATCACGGTGTCTTAGTATTGTGTCTTTGGTGAACTTTGTGTTGCATTCTGCAACTGTTTTGGTCTAGTATTGCTTCTATCTGGGGAGGGGGAACGTATGCCTTCCTTCAAAAGCTTGTAACAGCTCTTTTTATGTCTTGAGCAAATCTTTTAAACCTCCCAACCAACCCCTGTTTTAGAGGGTTTGTTGGGTTTATTGGGTTTATTGGGTGTCCCGTCACGCGTGACATGAACTCCCTGATTCCTCGCTTTGCTCAGCTAAGTATCGAGCAAATCAAGCCACTCAAGTCTTTGAAGAAAGCTCCCAAACAACCCTGTCTACTTGGGCTTATTGGGTTCATTGGGTTTATTGAGCGTTCCGTAACGCGTTACAAGTACCCCTGGTTACCCCCCGGGGCTTTGTTATGTCCTCGATCCCGAATCGTTACCCGGTAATGAGGCATTCTGATACGTCTAGGTACAGGATGGGGGTCCACTTAGAAACAGCATGCAGATCCACATAAGCCGGATCAAGGAGACCACATGAGCACAGCAAACATCTACGACATGGCCTCCCGGCAGCCCAACGAACTATCCCCGGAGGCCATCTACATCTCGGCCCTCATCGACTCAGGCACCTATGTGCCCTCAAAACACGGAATCTCCGACAGGCACTTCACGTCCTGGCAGCAAGTCCACACCTTCTGCACCGACTACCAAACACACGCCGGCAAATCGCCCACGGCGCAGATGATCACCAGCAGATTCCCTTCCTTCCCCTACACCCATGAGCCGCAAGTCGACGACGGATATCTCAGCTGGACGGCCGAACAACTGTCCATCGACACCATGACCCGAAACATGCGAAGCGGAATGCTTTCAGCCATCAGGCACCTTGGTGAAGACGACTACCACAAGGCCCTCGCGGAACTCAACGAAGTCATCCGCACCTCCACCCCACGAGCCAAAATGGGGCGGTCCTTCTCAGAGATCGACACGCGCGCGAGCATGGACTTTCAACCCGCGCCCGTCTGCCTCAACCACAACGACTCACTAGAACAAATCACGGGCGGCATCAGGCCCGGAAACCTGTGGTTCGTGGCAGCCCGCCTCAGCGTGGGCAAATCGTGGATCCTGCAACAAATGGCTGTCGCAGCAGCCGAAGCAGGCTGGAACGTGAACTTCTTCAGCCTTGAAATGACCGAAGAAGAAGTCGCTGACCGGTTACATCGCATCGCCCTAAGGGACGTGCCGAACTTCCATCAACTCCCCAACGATGAGCGGATGGAACGTCTCAACGAATGGCAGCAAACCAACGGATCGATCTACATCAGAGACCCTTCTTACGGGCCTTTGGACGCTACTGAGATTGCTGCCTGTCACGCCCCAGAAACCATCACCGTGATCGATTACGCGACCCTCATGAAGCCCACTGCTTCCATGTCACGTAATGCCGAGCATTGGCAGTCCGCGGCAGGAATTAGCAAGGAACTGAAGCAAACAGCCCTTGCCCATTCCATTCCCATCATTTCGGCTGCCCAAATCAACCGCGCAGGAGCCAACTCAGAAAAAGCCCCTGGAGCCGAACATTTGGCTGAATCCGACCAGTTAGGTCGTGACGCGGACGTAGTGATCACGATGCGTCGGGAATCCCGCCGCGTACTGATGTGCAATCTGGCCAAAAACAGGCACGGAAACGCCGGCCGTAGATGGCACGTCATCCTCGACCCGGCCAACGGGAAGTTTGGAGAAATCGACCGAGATAAGGCATTCGAGCTCATTGAGCAAGACATTGCCCAAGACGAAGGCTGAACCCATGGACCCTGATGTCGCATTACACAACGTCAGAACAGCGTTGGAGAAAGTCCAAAACGATCTGGACACGCACTCCCTTATCGATTACGACAACGTGATTGAACTTATTGAACATCTTGCCGCTTTGGACGGATGGCTGTCCAAAGGCGGTTTCCTACCAAGTCAATGGCAGACAGAAAAGGAATAAGAGTGAATATTAATTGCATTATTAACGTGGGTTACACAAGCAACAAAGTGGTCATTGGTCACGATGGAGACGCATTTTCGTTGCAAATTTTGAAACATTCAACTGGCGCAGAGACTTCTATGCTCAAAGAGGACATTGAAGAACTACTAATTGCGTGTTCAGCGCTTCTTGCCGCAACAGAACACCTCGACAAGGAGTACGTCAATTACGAGTACATCGGGGATGGTGAATCTGCTGACGCGTGGGATGACCTCGATTTGGAACCTGAGCCTGAGCCTGCGCCGAAGCAAACAAAGCTGCCCAAACCCGTCGGCAAGACTTTGGCAGAGGCTTTGGCTGACGGCTCGTTGACACCCAAGTCGTGAAGTCACACACCCTTGAGGAAGCACTCAACACAGGAAGAGGAGTTGAACGCCCTTTCAAATGCCACGTCCACGACGACACCAACGCATCGGCTTCGGTAAACGTCGTATCCAAAGTGTGGGTGTGTTACGCGTGCGGGGCAGCAGGACAAGTCGACAGTAAAGACGTCGCCCCAAACCTTGACGACCTCATTAACGCTCTTAAAGGAGAAACAGTTGTTCGAACGTATCCGGAATCATGGCTGGACCTATTCGACTCCCACGAACCCAGTCCTTACTGGTCGGCCAGATACGGCACAGATGTGGCGTCCCATTACAGATGCGGAACCCACCCCGTCACAGGTTTCCCGACCTACCCGCTTCGGGACGCAGCTGGACGGATTAATGGCGTTGTTGTCCGTGACCCGGACGCCAACCCCAAATACCGCTATCCGTACGGATCGCGAACATCAGCAACGTTCTTCGGGCACATCACACCCCGCCCCGTAGTCGTGCTGGTAGAGGGAGCCGGAGACGTCATGGCCCTCCACGACCATCCAGAATCCTGGACAGTTTTGGGCTGCTACGGAGCCGGAATCCACTCCCCACAAGTCGACATTCTTCGACGACTCAACCCCTCCGTAATCGTCCTAGCCTTTGATGATGATGATGCAGGCCGTGCCGCAATGGGTCGCTCAAGCGACCTATTAGGTACTTTGACGCATTCTTTGTCATACCTATGGGGCAGCATCGGGGGGAAAGACC